TGGTCTGGCTCTTGGTGCTGGTCAGGTTGATGGTTTTGCTGGCCGCCGCCGTGGCGGTGGCTTCAAACGCATCGGTTCTAAAGCGCAACTGCGCCGACACCAGTCTTGTAATCCGGTCATCAAACTTCAACCGGGCGATGGCGCTGTTGGCCGGGCTAACGTTGTAGTTCCCCAGCCCCTCGGAGTAATAGCCGGCGTAGGTCTGGGGATAGCCGTCAATCAGATTGGCCTCCTCAATCTGCGCCGTGATCAGGTCGGCAAACGAGGTGGGCCAGGCGTCAACCGTGCTGACTTGCAGCGCCACGGTTTGCACCCCGTTGTCGTCGTACCGCAGGGTTGACTCCAGCACCGTCAGGTCGCGGTCAAGGTCGATAACAATGTAATCATCCACCACCCGGCGGTATACCACCCGGATTTGCTGGCCGGGGTAAACGGCCCGGTGCAGCTTGGTTACCGCCAAATCATAGCTGACCTGGGGCTGGCAATATTTGCTGAGGTACTGGTACGCCGCCGTAAGCAAAGCGTTCCCCGCCGCTTCAATATCGGCCTCGGTGTTCGAGACCGGCCCGATGTCTTTCCAGCTCAGGTACGTTTCAATCTTGCCGTACTCGGCAAACGCGGCGCTGGCGGTCAGGTTTGGCCCCTTGTCATTGGCTTTGTCAAGCGCATACCCCGCCGGCGCGGCCACCGTGGCGTCGGCCAGGCTGGTGCGGGCGCCGGCGTTGCCGGTCCCGTAGGGGTGCAACCGCGTTACCAAATCGTAGCTGTCGCTTGTGGGCTTCAGCTCGGTAATCAGGCAGACATCGGCGTTTGTCTCCAGCGCCGGGTCGCCGCTGTTCTGGATGGCCCGCACCCCGCTGGCCGTGATGTCGCCCTGTAACCAGACCAGTTTTTTACCTTCACCCAGCCGGAAGTGCTCGCCGTTGTTGTCGGCCACCGTAATCAACGCCTTCAGTACCGACTGGCCGGAAAAGCTGGCGTACACCTCCTCCGCCGTGGCGGCATACCCGTTTGTTGTGTCCAAACTCCAGCCGGTGGGCGCTTCGGCCATAAGCAGGGCCAGGGCGTCCGGGCTGGCGTAGCCGTTGCCGGCGGCATCCCGGGTCACAATTTCCAGGTAGCCCACCGAATTGTTGTTCAACTGCCGCAGCAGGTCGCTGCCGCTGACGCTGAGCGTCAGCCCAATCGCATCAACTTCAATTTTGTCAATAACCCCGGCCCCAACGCATTTGGTTTGGCCGTTTTCCACGGTGTAGCACCACGCCTCGCGTTTGTTTTTGATGAGTTGGGCGCGGGGATCGGACAAGGGCATCTTGAACGAAAACGTGCCGGCTTTGTCCAGCCGGGCGGTGGTTTCCCAACTTTGCCCGGTCAGGATCGGCCCATCGCCGTATTTTGTCCCTGCCGCATCCTGAATATCAATCCAGATAGCCATTAAGACCAGCCTCCATAAAAGCTGATTTGCCAGCCGCTCACCGGCAACTGGCCCGACGGCGTGACGGTGATTTGTAACGAGGTCGTTCCCGGCTCCAGCCGCAGCCACTCCTCGATGGCGTGGCCACTGTTCCGGCTGAAATTGGCGTAGGCGTTTACCCCGTCTTTGGTGACGCTCTGCGCCCCGCAGTCAATTCTGAGCGCATTCGCCGCGTTCAACGCGCCGGTGTAGGTAAAGTCGCTCGCCCCGGCCACCACAAACCGCGCCGAGGTGAGCGACTTGCCGCCGGGCACGGTCAACTGGATGACCGGGTTGGTCACTCGCTCGGTGCCGGCATTGGTCAGGGTAACGGTCGTCGGGCTGGCGCTGACGGTCGGGGTCAACACCGTCTGGGTTTCGTCGTACCAGCACGGGCTTAAGACCTGAAAGGAAAAGTCATACTGCTGGCACAGAATATCGCCGGGTTTGCGCTCGCCGTCCATCTCCAGCAACCGGGCCAACACCCACTCGCGGGTACCATCGCCCCAGCGCCGCACCAGTTGGCCGCGTTTGCCCACCAAGGCGCGCCAGGTATTAACGTTGGCCCGCAACTGCGCCGGCGAATCGCCGGTGATCAATGCCTGTTTCTTGATGGTGGTAACGCCGGCGGCCAGGCGCTGGCTGCCGTCCGGGTCGAAGGGCCGCCCCTGAATATCCAGCACATTCGATTTACGGGGCAGCGCCCCAACCGGGTTGGTTGGGTTTTTGAACGGCAGCCTCACCCCATCAAACTGGTATAAAACGTAGGACATTATCTCAATCCTTTGCTGCGCAGGGCATCCAGCACGCCTTCTTTTACCGCCGCGCCGGTATCCTGATTGCCGGCCCCGCCATACACCACAATGGCCCCGGCGGCAAACGATACTGGGTTTAACGCGCCGGCGCCGGCTGCCGCGCCGGCAAATTGCCCCCCAAGGTTGAACTGCGTAGCCAGATCGGGCATACTTTGAATCGCAGCGGTAATGCCGCGCAGGCCGCGCTCAAACGGGGTGGGGCTGCCCGGCGTTAAAACATCCGGCACCACCAGATTCATAAAGGCGCTACCGAGATCACCCAACCATTTAATCAGGTCGGTCACGGCAGCGATAATCCCCAGGATGCCTTCTTTGAACATCCGCACTTGATTGACCACCCCCATAAGCAAACCGGTCAGAACAAGCACGCCATCGCCCCAAGCCGCCATCAGAACAGCTACAACATTGATAACGAGAACAATTGCGTCCAAGAACCCTTTTAACATTCCCAGCACAACATTGAAGAACACAAACTTGGTCGTTCCCCCTTCAACCCCCAGGAATAATGCGCCAAACGTGTTCCATAATTGGGTTAACGCCGGTAACAACGCCGTATTCCAGACCTCAGCCATCGTCGTCCACAGGTTATTCAACGCTGGTAACAAGGCTTGCCAGAACTCGGTTAGCACCCCTTTCAAGCCGTCCCAATATGGCTGCAAGTAACTAAAAACGGTCTGCGTTGTTTGTTGAATCCCGCCCCAATTGTTGGCCCAGGCCGTGGCCAACAACAGCACCAACCCGGCCAGCGCCGTCACCGGTGAAGCGATGGCCAAAAGCGCCGCCCCTACCACGCCTAAAATCGGCAGGACAATATTGGCATTATTGGCCAAAAATGTGAACGCCTGGCTTAATACCGGCATCACCGCCTGCCCAATTTGCAACGCCCACAGCCCAAGCTGCTGTAAACCAAGCGTAAGCTGGCTGAAAGTATTCTCTATGATGCCGATAATCTCCGGGCTTATTCCCAAGGCCGCCAACAAGCCGGTGCTGCCAAATGAGCCGGAACGCGAACCAAAAAGACCACCAGCCTGAAAGGCGGCCTGTAGGGTTGCCAACTTATCCTCAATCTTGCCGAAGTATTCGCTCACAGGTGCAAGAAAAGCAATGATACCTTTTGCCATTTCGGCTAACTGCGCCGCCGGCCCGGTGCCCAAAGCCGCCACCCGGTCGTTTGCCTGCTGCTGAAGTGTAGCCATCTCTTGATTGGCTGAGTCGGTTAGTTGTTGGCGTTGTTTTTCGTAGGCCGCATTTTCGGCATCCAGCCGGGCCTGTAGATCGGCCAACTGCCGCTGATTGCTCTCTTTTACTTTGGCTTCTTCTGCCGCTTTTTCCGCCCCAATCTTCGCCAATTGTTTGGCGCGTTCTTCCTCTTCTTTCCCCAGCCGGTACTGTAGATCACTGACGGCCTGATCGTATTGCTGTTTAAGCCGGGCCTCGGCCTGAGCCGCCCGCTGGTTTTCCTTGTTTACCTGCGACTGGTATTCTTGCTCTTCCCTGGCTAACTTATCTTTAAGTTTCTGAACTTCCCGGTCGTATTTGGCCTGTAGTTTATCCTCTGCTTTTTTTGCTTCAGCCTGGTTTTTGTCATACTGCTTTTTGTACGCCGCATCTTCGGCGTCAAGCTTTGCTTGGATAGCGGCTTTTTCTTCGTCAGTGGTAGCCTTGGCCAGGTCGGCTATCAACTTGGCCCGTTCCTCTTCATGCTTCTCAGTCAGAGAAGTTTGTTTTTCTTCAAGGCCATCTCTTATGCCTTGCTTGCTTTCTTCAAGCGCCAGGGTTTTGTCCTGAATCTGTTCGTTGATAGCTCGCCTTTTTTCGGCAAAAGCTTTTTCCAAATCAACTAACTTTTCCTGGCGCTGTTGCTCGTTTTGGGCTAATTGCTCGCCCAGCCGGTCCTTGGCCTCGGCCAGAGACCGTTCAATATCCTGCCGGGCTTGGTTAAATCTGTCTTCAACCGCCAGGGTTTTTTCGGCGTATTTTTGGGCTATTTCGGCTAACTGCTCTCCGGTTTTTTGGGCCAAAACCTGAATCTGATTGTTGATTTTGTTCAGGGTTACTTCATGGTGAGCAGCCAATTCCTCTAACGAACTTTTTAATTTGTCCTTAACGCCGTCAATCGCCACCCCGACTTCATTCATAATTGCGCCGGCAGACAGCCCTAAAAACTCATCCCGCAGTTGCACCAGAAAGCCGCTAACCTGCTGCAACCCGCTGGCCAGGCTTTCTACAAAACTGTTAACTCCATCAGTTAATGAAACTGACAACAGGCTTTCTACTAACCTCAGCCCGTTTTCCAGCACACTGGCAAATCCACTCACCGCCCTTGAAGCAGCGTCAGAACTGAGTATTTCCAGTAATCCTTCCAGGCCGGCCTTAACCCGGTCAAAAATCGGCTGGCCCATTTCCCTGATAGCGTTACTGACCCAATCCGATAGGGTGGATGACATCCCGTCAAAGGTTTTGGATTGGATATCCATCATTCCGCCAAATCGCTCCTGAGTAATACTCAGCAACGTATCCAGGGCATCTTTGGCGGGAGTAATCATCTCGCCGGATTTGCTGAATTCCACCCCCATCCCGGCCAGTTCTTCTTTTGTCACCAGGCCCAGCTCTTGCATCCGCTGAATGGCCTCACCGGTTGCCCCGGCGTTAAATCTGCCCAGTATTCCGGCCATTTCATCGTATTTAACGCCTACCCCGGCGGCCATATCGCCCACCAGGGTTTGGATGTCTACCCCCATACTTTTAAAATGTTCGGTTGCCGCCGGAGCCGTCAGGCCAAACGTCTCCATAATTTTGGCGGCTTGAACCACTTCCGGCAGTTCAAATGGCGTCCTGTTGGCAAATTCGGCCAATTCTCCCATGCGCTGCCTGGCTAGTTCGGTACTGCCCAGCAATACCCCAAATTGTTGGTTGTAGGTCTCAAAAGCGGCATTGCCGCCGAGTACCCCTTCGGTCAGGTTCCCAAACGAACTTACCAGTCCGTTAATCCCGGCGTTGATTGCGCCGCCAATGGCGAAGCTCAGCCCGGTTTGCAGCATCCCGCCCAGGCTACTCACCCAGGATTTGGTTTGGGCTTCAGCCGATTTTAAGCCGCTCTTGAGTTGGCTGTCATCAGATGCGATTTTTACAAAAACGTCGCCTAAAGTTAATGACACAATTCCACCTAAATCTTCTCAATGAGTTCCCCGGCGCTGCCTATCACTTGCTCTGCCGCCCGGTAAAGCGGCGCGTGATCTATCTCCAGGTAAATCGCATACTCCGCGCCGATAACCACCACCGCCGCCGCATCGGAGGGCATATCCATTTTGCCGGCAATCCGGCGTTCAACCATTTGCCCCTCCCGATTCTTGTAGCTCCCGCTGTCATCCGTTTGCCCGTAGCTGTCCCCCCTCGGCGTAACCACGTACACGCTGTTCAGGTAAAAGCCGGTGTCTATCAGGCCGGTATGCCCGGCGCTGGGAGTCTGGTTGATGTTTACCTTTGTTTGGGCTTCAATTGCATACGCTATCGCTTCAATGAGGTCTTCCGTCGCGTCTTTAATCGCCCCCAGCACTTTGCCATCGTGCCAACGTATCTCACCCTTTGCCATTGTTGCTCCCAAATTTCCGGTTACGCTTGACAAAAATCATTCCAATCTGTACAGTATCCCTGTACAGAAAGGGGATTGCAATGACCATTCAAACCACTTATACCCAGGCCCGGGCCAACCTGGCCAAACTGTTCGAGCAGGTTACCGCTGACCGCGAGGTTGTTATCATCCACCGCCGCCAGGGCGAGGATGTGGCCCTGGTCGCCGCCGATGAACTCTCCGGCCTGCTGGAAACGGCCCACCTGCTGCGCTCCCCGGCCAACGCCCGGCGGCTGCTCACCGCCCTGGCCCGCGTCCCGGAACAAACCCTCCCCGCTCAAACCATTGCCGAGTTGCGCCGGGAGGTTGGCCTTGACCCCGCCGAGTGAGTCGCCGGTCGCCGTTTTCCACCCGGAATTCAGGGAGGATTTGCGCTACTGGGTTGAGACTGACCGCAAAACCGCGCTCCGTATCCTTGATTTGATCGAAGCCATTCTCCGCAACCCGGTGAGCGGCATCGGCAAGCCGGAACCGCTCAAATACCTGGGCGCAGGGGTGTGGTCGCGCCGCATCACCCAGGAACACCGGCTGGTGTATGTGGTCAGCGCCACCCGGATTGATTTTCTGCAAGCCCGTTACCATTACTAAAAGGGGGCTGATCACTCCGCCCCCAATAACCCCAACATTTCCGCCGTGCTGATTTCTCGCGGCTCCTGGCCACCCCACCACATCCGGCCCACCTCAGCCGCCAGCAGCCTGGCCTCAAACCGTTTGCGGCGCACATACGCCGCCAGCAGCGCCAGCCGGTCAACCTCATCCAATTCTGCCGCCGGCCATTCGGCCAGGGCCAGTTCGTCCAGGTCAAACGGGCCGCTTAACCATTCCCGCGCAAGGCCGCCAGCAGTTGGCCAAAAGGGTAGGCCAGGCGCAGCACCTCGGTAAATGCAGCCATCACCTCGGCGTCCGTGGCCGTGGCCTCAATCGCTTCGATGTCCGCCTTCAGGCCGGGCGCGTAGGCCAGCAGCAGTTCAAAAATCAAATCCGGGGCCAGCACCAGCCGGTTGCTCAGGGTTTCCAGCAGCGCCGCAATATCAGCGCCGTTGGTTATTTGAATCGCCCCGGCTCCCTTCAGCGCCGCCGTCACTTCGGCCAGCGGCCCGTTAAGCTGCTGCCGCCAGGCCCGGCTCTCCCGCAGCGCCAGCGGCTTGATCTCATAGTCCACGCCGCCCAACGAAATTTTTACCGGTTGCTGCATATTCTGATCCTTTCCTGCCCCCCGGTTACAGCGCCGGCGCGGTTACCCGCTGCCAGCGGATTACCCGGCCATTGTTAGCGGAATCGCCAAACCCTTTGATCTGGATTGGCAGCGTCACATACCCGTCACCCTTCCGGCTGTATTCGATTTCGCCGTTTTTCTTGAACGAAGCTATCGGCACCAGGCAACGCTGCGGCAGCGCGTTACTGGCGGTATCGTACCGAATCCCCTCCAGCCCCACCGCATATTGCGTTACCCGCGCCACCCCGCCAATATCAAGCTGTTCGTACCCGGCCGCGCCCGACCCGGCGGCCACCGTTGTGACCGTGCCGCCGGTCAGCAGTTGCAGGTAATCCGCAATCACCTCGGCCAGCACCGTTTCCAGCGTGACCGTTTCCTTGGTGCGCCAATCCTCCAGCGCCGCCAACTGCTCCTCAACCTCCACGTCCATCCGCTCGTCTTCGTAGGTCAACTTCAACGCTTCGGCGGTAAAGCCCACCCGCGCCCACGGCGAGGGCCAGGCGGCCCCGGCTCCCAACGTGGTGATTGGCGGCAGCGCCGTGCCCAACGGCGCGTACCACAACACTGCGCCGCTCTTCATAATATTTGCCCGTACCGGAACTCCCATCACTACCTCCACTCAATTGATGATTTGAAACTTAAAGAACGCCAACACATACGGCCAGCCGGTGTCCGGCTCATACAGCGTTTGCCCCTGGGTTTCCAGCTCGGCAGCCAGGATCAGCCCCGTCCCGGCGCGGCTTAACCCGTCAAACAGCGCCCGGTACACCTGGTTGGCCGCCAACTCGGACGGCCCGTAACACTTGAACTGAACCGATGGCCGCAGCACCACCGCCTCGTAATCCAGCCCCCCGCCCCGGCGCTTGAAACAGATGGCCGGGCCGGCGCTCAGGGCGTACCCTTCCGGCGGCGTGTCCCGTTCGGCCCAAAGCCGCTGGCCGGTCAGAGCGGTCAACAACGGCTGAATTATCAAAAATGCCCGGATGACTTCGGAAGTGTCAATCATTTACAGGCCACCCAATAACTATTGTTTGCCCTAAATTGTCTTGAGCAGGCCGGCCAGTTCCGCCGCCGTCTCTTCCGCCGCTTTGTACAAAAACGACTGCCGCGCTTCCTGGTAGCTGCTGTACTCCATCCCGGCAGCTACCGCGGCGGCATCATTGCTGCCCAACTCCACCGCCGGAGCCATTCGCCCTTTGGGATTACAGGCTGCGGCGGCGGCCTTGGCCGCGCCGTAATTGCCGCCGTCGGGCAAGACCACGTAAATCCCATTCAGCATGGCCCCGGTATCCACCTGGTCATTCGCCACTATGTTGGCCCTGGCCCGCTCCTCAATGCGATGGGCTACGACGGCAATGGTTTCCCGCGTGGCCGCCCGAAGCTCAACCAATACGTTGCCGGTATAGAAATTAACCTTCCCGTTCAGGCTCATTTCCGGTTGTTTCCAGCGTCTCCGCTACCGCGGCCAGCGCGTCGGCCATCGCCTCGTTTTGCTGCCGCAGCCGCGCCGCCGGATCGCCGCTCTGCACCATCAGCGCCTCCAGGTACACCGGGTTCAGCCCCAGCATCCTGGTTAGTTTTTCCACCGCCACCACCGCTTTTGGTAATGCGTCCATCAGTCACCCGCCACCGAAAAAATACCCACCGAAACCCCGGTCACCGCCGAGTAATCCAGGTATACCGACCCCGGATCGGCGGCCACCTGGTTGTACTGCGCCGCCGGAAACGGCCCGATCATCTTTTCCCCGGTGGTGGCCCCCACCGTTACCGCGCGCCCGCTCACCGCCTGGCCGTCCACCGTCAGCGGGATTTGCGCGGTGACGGTAATGGCCGCCCCGGTGTTTTTGATATGAACAAAACTGCGCCCGTCGTTTGAAAACGAGTTACCGCTTGAATTAGCCGCCGTGTATTGGGGCGTTACGCCCGCCCGGCTCAACGGTTGCACCGACAATGCTGTTCGCGCCATAACTAACTGCTCCTTTGTAGTTCCTGCTCCAAATCTTCAATTTCCAACCGGATGTGCGCCGGCGTTTCCAGCCCCATCAGGGCGGCCTGCTCTTTCAGGCGATTGAGCCGCCGCTGTTTTTTAAGGATAACTTCCGGCGGCGTTGTCGCTGCCGGTTGGCGGTTGCAGGCCAGTTCGATCACCCGCGCCGCCAGCAATTCAAAGTCAAACGGTTTGATAAACACGTCATCCGCGCCGGCTTGCCGCAGGCATTCGCCCAGGCCGGGTTCAGCGTACCCGGTAATGGCGATAATCGGGGTGGCGGGGTCAAACTTCCGAATCCGCCGGATGACCTCCACCCCGTTGATGCCCGGCAACCGCACGTCAATCAGCATCACCTCAAACGGCTGCTCCCGCGCCGCCCGCACCGCCTGCCGCCCATCCAGGGCGTAGACAAAACTAAACCCGTTGTACTCTTTCAAAATGGTGGCAATAGTTGCCGCAATCTGGTCGTCGGCGATTAAAATTTTGATGTCCATCGCTAAACTTTGGTTACGGCGGCCAGATCCGCGCTCAACCGGGCCGCCTCGCGGGCCATATCCCGCAGGCTGGTTTCCAGTTCGTGAATTTTAGCCTGGGATTGCAGTTGAATTTCACTCAGCTTTACCTGCAAGGCAAAGTTTTCCTCATCCAGCCGGTTGATGCGTTCGTTCTGCCGCTCAAGCTGGGCCTTCAACGCCGCCACCGTTCGCCCGGAATTGCGGCTGGTGGTATGGCTGCCGCCCACCCAGGCAATTAAAAACAACACCCCGATTACCAACCCAAACATCAATTCGGTCATAAATCAACTCACCAGTTTTAACTGCGCTTCAACTCCCACCCAGGTTAAACGCGGCGGCCCCACCACTTCATAGACCTCCGGCTCCGCCAACGCCTCGCCGTGCAGGTGCGTCAGCCTGATCCGGTCGGCGGCGGCCAGCACCGTGTTAACCGGCAGATGCAGCCGGGCCTGCGCTGCCGGTACGTGGGATTGCGCCAGCGTTTCCTGCCGGCTCTCCGCCCGGAACAGACACGGCAGCGGGTCGCCCTCGATATACGCCGCCGCCGGCACGCCGTAGGCATTGGCGGGTTGTGGCGCGTGAGCCAATCTGACGCAGGTATCCTGTAACGCCGTCTGGTGGATCAGCCGCAGCCGGTTAATTGTGGCGTCAGAAATCAACATCTTGCCTCAGAACACAAACGCGGTCGGCACGTAGCCGGATTGCAGCTTGTTGCCGCCGCCGGGGGTGCCGAGGTAACTTTGATAGTTGTCCCAATGCTGCCGGGCCTGCTGCAAAAAAAACTCAATCCGCCCCTTTGAAACCGAACGCGAAACATCATCAACCGTTACTGTGTCCGGCTCGCTGGCCAGCCGCTCGGCAATGTGGCTGTAGGCCCGGTAATACACCCAGTCGGTTATGGCCGCCGCCTGAAACCCGGCCGCAACGCCGCTGAGTTTGCCGGCGGCCTGGGCCAGCCACACCGTAACGTTGGCCTCCAGATCGCCATCGGGGAAAAATGCCGGTTGCAACTGCCCGGCCGGGGCCAGAAAATCGGTAACGCTCAGGCTCATTGCGGCGGCTCGTCTGGCCTGGCTTCTATTTTGGCCCGTTCCTTGCCAAAATCGGCCAACCCCTGGCCAATGATGTAGGCTGCCAGCAGGCCCACCGCTTCGCTCACCGGCAACGCGCTGCTGCCGGGCACTACCTGCTCCAATAGCACCAGCGCCAGCCCCACCAGCGCCGCCTGAAACTTTTTGGATTTTAGAATCTCCATCACTCCACCTCGCCTATTGCCTGCATAATCTGGCCGGCCAGTTTGGGGCCGATGCCCTTGATGGCCACCAGGGTGTCAAAATCCAGCTTGCGCGCCGCCGCTACCGTGCCGTAGCCGGCTTTGGCCAGGTACACCCGGCCCGGAAACTCTGCCGGTAACAGGTCGGCGTGCAAATTTTGCACAACTTCCGGCAGCCCCAACGATGGCAGCAGCCCGGCGGGAACATCCACCCGCCCCGGCCCGTAATATCTGCGCTCGCCGGTGGCCGGGTCCAGGTAGCCGTAAGAGCCGGCCAGGTCAACCAGCGGCATCTGCCCCTGCCTTTACTGCCGATCTTAGGCTGAACAGCCGCGCCAGCTTGCCCGGGTCAACCAGCACCGGCTTCCCGACCGCTTTTTCCTTAAAATGCACCGCCCAGGTGTCCCAATCCACAAACACCGTCTCCAAACCCTGCGCCCCAAACAGCAAACTCACATCGCGGGTAAAGGTCACGTCTTCGGTGCTGGCCTTGTGGGTTTCGTATTCGTCCGTCCACTCGTAGTAGAACCAGGGATGGGGCAGCCGGAGGGTTTGCCCACCCACCGGGTAGCCGCTGAAAATCCGCAGATCGATGGCAATCAGGCCGGTGGGCAGCGCCGCCACTGCTTCAATGCCGGACCGCTCCGCCGCTTCTTCCCGGCTGAACTGCGCCAGTTGATAATCCGGGTTGGGGTGATCCGATTCCAGGTTCTGCCAGCGGAAGATGTACACATTCTCGTGCGGCGGCGGGCCGCAGTAGGGCGCGGCAATCACCGTCGGGGCCTCGTGCCAGCGCCGGGCGATGAAATCAAAGGCCCGGGGCCAGAATGCCGCCGCCGGGTTAATCAAATCCGGCCCCATATCGCTGTCCACCATCAGCAGAATATCCACGCCCTGGGCCAGCGCATCCTGCACGCAGCGATTCCGGCTCATCGTCACCGGCGTATCATTCAGCCGCCAATGCACCAACTGCCCAATCCGTGGGTCGCTCATACACTGCACCACGGTGTTGATGACAAAATCCACTTCGCCCGGATGCTCGGCGTTGCCGCCCGGAAACCTGGCCAGCATTACGGTAAATTTTTGGTCCATCCCATCTCCCTGAGATAATAAGACCAGGACAGACGGCGACATTTGCCGTCTGCCCTGGTGGGTTAGCTGCTCATCCCGGTGGTGGCCACCACAATCCGCTCCGGCGCTTCGATCACCGGCAGGCCGTTGCTCACGCCGCGCCCTTCCAACGCCCACGGCTCCTGCTCCGGCGTGTACACATCCGCCCAGCGACCGGGCTTCCCGCCGCCCTCGACCGTTGGCCCCAAATGGGTGTAGCCCAACCCGTATTCCACCTTCTGGGTTGAGCCTTCGCCCACAATGTAGCGCGGGCGGGTATCGCTGCCGATGAACAGCACTTTGCCCCGGGGCATAAACGGCACGGTGACGGTTTGGCCGGGGTTGGCCAAATCCATAATCTCGCCTTCCAGCCCATAGGGGATGAGCGACAGCCGGTACAGGTCGTTCTGGTCCAGGTTGGGGTTGGTGTCGCTGCCGCCGGCGCGCCGGACAATGGTGATTACCCCGTTGTTGTCGGTGACTTGCCCGATGGCGTTGACGCTGTTGTACAGGATGTCGTCAATGGTGTCGGGGTGGGCTACCACCGCCCGGATTTCCCGCTTCAGGGCTTTGCGGGCCAGCTTCACATCTTCCCACCACTTGGAGGTGGTGCCGCTGTAGATGTCGTTCCCGGTTCTGGCGGTGAGCAGGTTGGCCGCCGGGATACCGTAGCTCACCACCAGCGCCTTTTTGTTAAAAGTCCAGTTGATGGCCCCGGCCACCAGCGCCTGCCCGCGCAGCCATTCAAACGTGTCCAGGTGGGCCTGCACAATCAGCTTGTCCACAAAGTTCAGCGCCTCGTTTTGCAGCGTGGCCAGCGTGGGCTGCTGGTTGAGCAGCATGTGCATCATCATATTTTGCAGTTGCCGCAGCGCCGCTTCCGGCAGCCGCACCCGGTTGGCAATCTTGGCCGTTTCTTCGGTAAAGGTGCTCACCTCAACCAGCCCGCCTTCGGCATACGGCGAGTCCATCGCCGCCAGCCCGGCCATAGTGGTGCGCACGGTCATACTGCCGCTTTTGGCCTGGTAATCGTAGCTGTTGCGCTCCGGCAGCAGCGTGGCAAACAGGTAATTGGCCGGGGGCCGGGCCGCGTTGGCCACCTGAAACGCCGCCCCCTGGGGCAGCGCCGCTAACGCCTGAGAAAAGTTAAAGTTCATCTTGGGCCTCCTAGCTCCGGGTGTCCGCGTATTGCTCAAACGCAAAGCCGGTTGATTTGGGGGTGGTGGCGTTGCTCAGTTCGGTCTTGTAAGCATCCGGCAGCGCCCCGGTGGTGCCGCCGGTGGCATCCGGCAGCAGGTTTTCGTACAGCGCCCCGCCGATGATCAGCCCGTAGCCGGTTTTGGCCGCGCTCACATCGCCCTCGATGGCGTTGGCTTCCAGAAAGCCCGCGCACGCCTCCGAGCCGGGCCGGTCGCTGCGGGGGGCAATCTTGCCGTTGGCCAGTTCCACCATCGCCTTGCCGGCGGGCAGGGTTTTGGCGGCGGTGCCGGCCACTATGGCCGTGTTGCCGCTGGCTAAATTCTGCGGAATGGCCTGCACGCTCAACTGGGTGGCCCCGGTAGTGGCCGCCGCCGTGAGCAGGGCATATTTGGCCGTGCTGCCAAAATACAGCGCCGCCCCGGTGGGGATGTTTACCGGCAGCGCCAGCACCGGAATCTGCGTGGCCCCGGTGGTGGCTCCGGCGGTGGCCACCGTCACCGAGGCCGTGCCCTGCCGGAACGTGTCCGGCACCACGCTCCAATCTACCTGCCGCCCGGAATTGTGGTTGACGCTGCGCGGATCAACCACAAACGGCGGGCGGGTCACAAACATTCGTTGTCGTCCCATAAGATTTTCTCCTTACCGTAGACCTTGCCGGCCTACTTCTTTACCAATGGATTCGTTTGGCTGTCACGGGCTTCCTGCGCCTTTTTGATGAAGTCACTGACCACATCTCCCCTGAGAGACTGGCCGCCCGTACCCTGCGGAATAAACCGGGTGCCCGGCGGGCCGGCTTCCAGCCGCAGCGCCGGCAGAAAATCGGCAAAATTCCGGCTCACGTATTCATCCAGGTTAAGCGCCTGGCCATCACTGCCGGTCACAAACGCCGCCGGCTTTTTCTGCCCATCCTTTTCCACTTCGCGCATTTCAACCTGCGCCTCTTTTACCAGCGCCTTCAGCACGCTCGCCTTGTAGCCGTGCGCCGTGGCTGCCGTTTCCAGCAGGCTCTCCCGCTTCAGCGCGGCCAGTTCGGTTTGGGCCGTTTGCAGTTCGCCCTGAAACCTCTTCAGGTCGTCCGGCGCGCCGAGCGCCTGGTACGCCGCCAGCAGTTTGGCCTCAGCCGCGCCCAGGATGACCGCGCCCTCTGCCGGCACTTTCCCCTCAAGCTGCTTTACCTGTTCCTTTAACCCGCGATTTTTGTCGCGCAGTTGGTAGTTGTCATTGAACAGGTGGTTGATTACCGCCGTCAGGTCATTGTTGTGGCGCTGGATGAGCGCCTGCACCCCGGCCTCCGGGCCGGGCGGCGGGGTAGCCGGTGGGGTTGGGGTATTGTTGTCATCACTCATCGTTTGCTCCTTGAGCTAAAATAAAAAGCCACGCTGTCAAATTGACAGCGTGGCTGATCCAGGCAGGCTACAAAAATTATTAGCCGTGGGGGCCAACGCCCGCAGGGCTGCTCGATGCGTTTGTACTCACTTACCGCAAAATGCGTTTGCTCTCCGGGGCTTTGTGGCCCGTTACCAGTTTGAACAGCGCCGCGCAAAAGGCGATGGCCGCCCGCACCAGTTCTTCATACGCCTGAAGCTGATGTTCCATACCTATATTTTAGCAAATTTGTTCTGCAAGTGCAATAGTTTGATGATGTTGAGATAGAGATAGGTTGCGTTGACAGTGCCACCTAGACACAACCTATGTTATTTCTAATGATAATGGCAGAGTACCAAGTTCATTGATGCTACAAATAGCAGATCGTATTATTTTAACGCTGTCTGCCACTTGGTTGGCCCCAATAGATTGTAGCAGCACAACAAACGTATCGCACTCGTAAGCCAAAATACCAACTGAATCGGATTTTGGTATGTCATCTTTAATAAAGTCCGAAAATTCTTCTTGACTTAACCAACCATTTCGGGCAAAACAAGGATCTACCCAGACAACATGTACTACTTTTAACATAGGAGGTTTTACGGCAAAAATAAGTGTTTCTTTTTTTCTGTTATTTTCCTACCCGGCAATCTGCCGCAACTCACTCACCGGGCGCACCTGCGCCGATGGCCCCCAGGTTTCGTTCTCTACAATTTTCACCAGCCGGCGGAACGGCACCGCCCCCCGCCGCCACAACTCATACCGCTCCGGCCCCATCCAGTCCCGCTGCACTGCCGGCTCAAGCGTTTTGAAATAGGCTTCACCCTGCGTTAACGGAATTTCGGCCAGCCCCCGAAGCAGCGGCAGCATCGCGCACCTGTCCTGCGGGTGTAGCGCCATCAACTCGCCGGTGTCGTAAATCGTTCCATCCAGGGCGATGCAGGCCAAACAGGTGCGGCCCGGCTGTTTGGCGGCCAGGCGGCGATACCCGTACACCACCCGGCTGTGTTGATATTGCTGCCGGGTGGCTTCCCGGTAGGCCCGCAAATGCTGATCCCGGCTGACCAATAAAATGTGGTTTAGCCCCTGGGCCAGCCCCTCCCGCATAATGCGCCGCGTTACCTCGCGGGGGTTAATCCCCAGCGCCACTCCCTCAATTAGCTTTTGGGTGATGCCGCTGGCCGAGAGCGGATATGCGGCCTCAAGCAGCCGGTTAAGCGGCTGGCCGGCCCGCGCCAGCGCCGCAATATTCTCCGTGGCCTCAATCCCCAGGCGGGTAAAGCTCAGGGCCACCGCCGGGTTTTGCCCAAAATATTCCAACGACGCCCCCATCAGCTCAACCGCGTGAGCCAACCCCTGCCCGGCGGCTGTTTGCTGGCCCCGGTCAATCTGCTCTGCCGCCCAACGCCCGTACCGGCTGATCTGGGCCTGCGTTTGCGCCAGCAACCGGTGATACCGTTCCAGCCGGAACAACCGGGCCTCGCTGACCGGCTCGCCGGCCTGCCGCTGCGCCGCCAATTGTTCCGCCAGCCCGGCAATCTCCGCCTCCAGCGCGGCTTCCACCGGCAGCCACCGCCGCGCCATCTCCCTTGCCGCCGCCTGCTCTCCCGCAATCAATTGCTGCCTAAACTCCCCGGCCAGCGTTACCACTTTCGGTTCAGCCATTGGTTAGCTTCCATTATAAAACAGGCCACCCAAGCGATCTTGTTGGCCCTGATTTTTGACACCATTTTTATCTACGCTGCCGGGTGCGGCTGTTCCAGCCCGGCGCTGGCCGCCCCGCTGTCCACCTGCCGGCTGGCAGTCAACACCGCCGAGGCCAGCGTTGTTTGCTGTTGCTCCGCCTCGGCCTGCTGCTCACCGGCCACCCGCGCCGCCTCGGCGTCCGTATCCTCCACCCCCAGCAGCCCGCGCCCGGTTTCTTTGCTGTACAGGTTTTTGTCCACCAACTCCCCAATTAACCGCTGCTCGTCCGCCGTGAGCGGCCCCACCTCCAGGTGACAATTGGCCTGCACCCGCAGCCCGGCATATCGCCCCGGCTGCCCGCTGAACACCGCCGCCAGCGCCAGCGCCGTTTCCAGCAGCCAGCGCAGCGCCGCCTCTACTTGTGGCTTGGTCAAGAGCAGGCTTTGCTTAAAATCGGCCAGCGCCTGCTTGCGGCTTTCGCCGCTTAACCCGGCATCGCCGCTTAAAACGGCGTGTAACTGCTGCGCCTCGCTCAGCATTGCGCTGTAAATGGCCGTCTCGGTGGCGTTGAACACTTCCACCGGGGCCGGTTCCCGGTACACCACGCTGGGGGTGGCCAATTGCTGGCTGCCATCCGCCATTGGCGTAACCAGCCCGGAAAAAAAGTTCCGCGCCCCCGGCCCCAGGTAAACCCGATCCGGGATAAAGCGCAGTTGGCCCGTGGTAGGGTCCGGCTTTTCTTCACCCGGTAATTGGGTGTTAAAGTAGGTGGCTTCTAAAAACCCGGCGGTCACAATATTGCGCTGCCGCATGGTCAGCGCCAGGTTGAGGCTTTTTTGCAACTGCCGCAATTGCTCGCCAATCAACAACGCCCGGTGCATTTCGTACATTGTCAACTGGCCACTCAACGGCAAGCGAACCGGGGCAAACGGCGGCGGCTCATCACCGGCTACCGCCAGCCGGATTACGGTTTCTGTGGTATCGGTATAGCACAGTTCGGCCCGCTGTTCCGGCCCGGCCCGGTACAGGTAAACGCCCAACGGTCGCAGGGTGGTTCCATCTACGTAAATGGTGGCCTGCGCCAAATCGGGCTGGTGCACAAAAAGCCGTTGTAACGAGGCTGCCGGCGTGCCGCGCGGCACCTGCCCCCGCTCATTCAAATCGCCGGGCGGGATAAACAACCGCAGCGGCGACCGCCCTCCTAACAACAACGTTGCCACCGCTTGCTGGATAACCTTGTGCACGCCCACCAGCTTCCCATCCGCCACCCCCTGCGCGCCGTCCCACCAGCTCACCAGCAGCGCCTCCGCCTCGCCGATCAACCGCTGCTCCTCCGCGCCGGGCTGCTCGCCCGGCCCCAAAGGCCGCCGCAGCGTTAGCGACCAGGCCGGTTCCCGGCCTACCACCCCGGCCACGTGGCGGGCCACAAGCTCGGCTATCACGTTTCGGGAAACCATTTCCCGCTTGATCTCCGCCACAATTTCCGTATAGAGTTTGTGGGTTGAGGACAGGATTGGCCCCACCCAGGCCCGGCCATCCTGCCAATGGTCGCCCCGGTAAAAGGCCAGGTTTGCCTTTAGGCTCTCATCCGGCGGCGGCAGTAATTCGGCGGCTTCCTTCAACGTTAACGCGGCAAAATCCATCGCACCCCTCCTGTAAGAACGGTTTTACATAAACCCAGTATATCAGAAAATATGTTCTGTAACAACGGGATTATGACAAATAAAAAGAGGAGACGAAATCCGTCCCCTCTTTTACCAATCAGATTAGTGGCTGCCAGCAATTAGTTAATTTTACTATCATATTTCTTTAAACCGGGGAAGGCATTGTTATCAAATCCATCATCCAGCGCCGCGTCGAGGCCACTACCTGGGTCTTCGGTAAAGTGAGCGCGAATATTCAGCGTGATGGTTAACTCTGCCGGGTTCTGGCTTTTGATAGGTTGCAAGATTTTCTTAAAGAACGGCGCCATTACATCAATCGACCCCAAATTACCAGTAATTTCAATGGTTCGTCCATTTTTGATGGGCTTTTCTTCCTCTTTCTTCTTAACCAACACCCCTTCCAATAATTGGGGGTCATCTTCCGGTAAACCGATTGTGGTCTTGCCATCCAGTCGAAAGGTGAACTTCTGCTCGTTGATTACGGCCACGACGGCCTTTTTGAAAGAGGCTTCGTCAATATTATTGTGGTGATTGGTGGCAACAATTTTTTGTACCGCTTTAAGCGTGATCGGATGCTCTCCACCGCCAAGCTCTTCGACAGCAGTTAAAATATCGCCAGATGTGACCTGCACCGGCTGTTCGGCGATTTGGCGGTACACGGACGGGCGCATAATCAACCAACGCTCGCCGGTGAGCGGCACGTTGGCAGGCAGCGTCTCTTTGAAGTGCAGTTGCACGTAACTGTCGCGTTGATCGCGCGGACTTTGCGCCTCAACCAGTAGGCCAATGGCCAGCAAACCTTCGTATTCCCCTTTGTTGAGAGTATCCAAAAAGACTTGCTCCCGGGACAGAATGGGCAAACTGACCTGCGAGGTGAATCGCTCCCACAATTGGGCGGTGGTGACCCACTTTTCCGACTCCGGCCATGCTTTGCTGCTATATCGTTCCAGAAAGGTTGCCGGCGTTAATTCCTTGAGGATTGCCTGCGTGCCACTGCTTTGAGCCAGGCCTTCCCAGACCATTGCCGCCACCTGTTTGCCGGGGCCATAATGGCCCAACGAAACCGGGTTCAGGGTTAATTTGTTGGAGACTTTATCCTCAGCCGGGATGAGCGCCGAACTGTATGCTTGAGTCACCGCCTTTAACGTCGCTGATTCGGTATCGCTCATTTGCTCTTTGACCACCTCCTGCTGTACAGCGCCAATGCGATCCCAGTCGGCGGCGTTTAGTTGAATTTTGCGCCAGCCCAGATAATCGGCGGCGTGTTCTCTGGCAGCTAATACCTGCTCCCGGCTGGGGGCGCAAAAGACCAACGTGTTTCGATGCTGACGCAGCATTGAGAGGTGCCGCTCCAAGATAGCCATCGCTGTTTGCCGGGACTCTTCGGACAATTCATTGCCGTCCATGGGGTGGTTAAAGCCCAGTACCACCAGCTTCAGAGAGGTGTCATCCCGCTCAACGCTGTCCGAGGGCAAAAAGTAAACCTGGTTGAAGCTGTGTTGGGGGCTGCTGCGGCCCAGCGCTTTTTCGGGGATGATTTTGTTGATGTAGGCATCTACCTCATCGGTGTTGGCCAGATTGACCCGGTAGGTGTGGTGCAGGCTGGTAACGTTGGGTTCTTTGCGGAATCTGTACCGGGCGTCGTCAAAGTAGAAGTAGAATAACCGCCGGCTGAATTTGTCCAGCAGGTCATCCCAGGTAACTTCATCCACCTGCTGCCGGGCGCAGGCCAGCCGTATCTCGTGGCGCGTAGCCTCTGGGTTTTCCCCGGCCCCAACGCTGTACAGCAGGATGGTGGTAGCCAGCGCCCGGGCCAACCCCAGACCGTCAGACCGTTCTGCATCAATCAGTTCCGCTTTAGCCGGCTGTTGCTTTTCGCCGGAGGCGGGCGCGGCAATGTCGGAGCCGATGACCGACTCCCACTGCATATCGCCGACAATGTCTCTGACCATCGCTCGCAGACTACTGTCGCTGACCGAGATATGCCCCATTTGGATCAGGTCTGGCGCGACGTGTTGGCGCTGGTGCCACAAATCTTGCAGGGCCAGGGCCAGAAAGCGCAGCGTGCCGCGTGTCAACTGAAAGCCGGGCTTGGCCCCCCAACGCTCGTATAACACGGTGATCAGTTCCGGGTGAAAGGGATAACTGCGGCGCAGCATGTCGCGGTAAGCGGCATCGACATATTGGGCCGGTAAATTGCCCATATTGGTATACAACTGATGGTAATGGTTGGCCACCTGCACAGCCACATTTTCATTCACGCTGTTAAACAAGCGGCGGCGGACAACTTCGTGAATTTCGGCCCCTTCGATGGGCGTGCACGGCCGAGCCAACCGGTTGATGTGATGCTCCATCCGCTCCAGCCAATCCTGGGCGCGGCTACTGAGTTGATCCAGCTTGCTGGCCGTCAGCGAGACCACCAGCATATTTTGGGGGAGCGCGTCCACCACGGCGGTCAGTTCACGTAAAAAAGCCACGGTTTGTTTGGCCAGGTCGCCTTCAGGCCCTTCGATGGTCGTGACCTTATCCACGTAATGCAGCGTTTCATCCAGCAAAATCACAGACGGCCCGGCAAGTTTTAACACCGTTTCCAGCACATCTTCACCGGGGGAGACCAGTTGGGCATCCGACTCGGCCACCAGTTGGAACGCCTCCGGCATGAGCCGGTAGGCCATTTCGCCCCATAAGGTGCGGATATGAAAACCATCGTCCGTTTTGCGGCCGGTGGGGCTGAGGCGGGTGCATGGCAACACCGCCACCCGGCAGGCCGGTGGCGATTCCAGCCCGACCTCGTTGACCAGCGCCTTGATTTGCGGTACCTGCATCGAATCCGCCGGATGCTCGAAAAGGTGGTAAATGGCCAGTTCGGTGTGAGTTTTGCCGCCGCCAAAGCTGGTCTTAAGGTTAATGATGGCGTTGGCCGACCGTTCACCTTTGACAGTCCGCAAAATATCTAGCAAAAGTTGGCGCAAGCCGGCAGTGAGAAAGGTCTTCTCAAAAAAAACGTTAGCCAGGCGATATTCATCCGGGCCAAGGTTGCGGATGGCCTCGCCCAACTTGGCTTCAAAAAGCGCCTCATTGACCTTACCGTCCTCAATGCTGCTATGTGGGGTGGCCCCGTGCCACCACGGTGTGGTTTCCATGTAGATTCTCCCTAGAGGAATTGTGAATTGCGAATGTCACCCACCACTCGCAACCCGTTACTTGTCATTTGTCACTCGTTACGCATCACGCACTACGGATCACTGCTCACTTTCATCAAAGCCCAGCGGTAACTGGGTAAATCCTTCTTTTTTGGGTTTCCCTGCTTTTGGTTTGGCCGTCAGGCCGGAGGGCCACGCGCCCAAAAATCCAAGCGTCAGGCGGCGTTCGCTATGCCCGTTTTTCTGAATTTCGGCCAGAGCCTGGGCCACCTTGCGCATGGCGTCGCTCTGGTCGGCCAGCAACTCGGCCAATTGCTCGCGCTGGTTGTCCCGCCACAGCAAATCGGCGCTGTGGATTACATCAATCAGGGGGGCGTCGCCGCTGCGCAGGCGGTTGAGGGTTTGCTCCACCACCTTGGGCCGTTCTTCCGGCCCAAACAGCACCATCCGCCGATTGTTATCCACCCGGCCCAGCAACCCCCGCTTTTCCAGTTCAGATAGTTCCACGCCGGTGGCTTTGTCCAACAGCAGCGCCGCGCCGGTTTCTACCTGCTGATGGCCGTAAGTCCAGCGCCAGAGCAGGGCAAACTGGGTTTCACGATCCACTTCGCCCAGGCTGACCCCTTGCAGGGCTTGCTCCAGCGAGAAATCCACCACCGCCTGCCGCACCAGGCTGAGAAAGTTGGCTACCGACACCCGCTGACCGGAGCTGTAGCGCACCTCCTCGAAGCGGGAGTAGACCGATAGCGCCGGGCCGATGGCGCTGATGAAGAAATCAGCGCCGCCAATGCCGGCTGCCCAGAAGCGGGCCAAGGCTTGCTGCACCGCCTTACGCATCTCCGGCAGCACTTCATCCAGGTAACCGCTACGGCTGCTGGTGCGTTTGCGGCACACCAGAAAGATGGTAGATTGCAGTACGACCGCATTTAACCAGACCTGCCGGCTGCGCGTCTCGGTGTTGACCGGCCAGGAGCCTGTCACCTGAAAACCGGAGCTGATCAGGGCTGAGACTAAAGTTTCCCAGGCGCTGGTATCGGTGTGGGCGTACATAATCATGGCAATGCCGTCTGGTTTGAGAACGCGCCGCATCTCAACCAGAGCCGCTTGCATGCGCTCCTCAAAAAAAGCTTTGGCTGCCGCGCTGCTCTCGTGGCGGCTATTTTCCTGAATGATTTCTGCTTTTTTGGGGGTCAAGGGAGACGGGAAATGTTCAGGCAAAATATCTTTCAGGGCGCGATGCACCCAGACATATTGCATATCCGTCAAATCGCTGTAAGACACACTGTCGTAATATGGGGGATCAGTCAAGACGGCATCAAAATAATTATCTTCATACAGCAATTGCGTTGCATCTCCCCAGTCAACCTTTACTGGTTCTTTGGCAGCATCCAATACACGTTCAAGAGACGGTAATGCCCATTTGTGCATATTCTCCCAACTACCAGATGCCCCACCAAACGGATTTACTTCGGCATAATCCCACAGCATTGGTATTCTATGACCAGCGGACGCTGACTGAACTTTATCACCACCACTATCCCAACGCGAAACCTCAGACAACTTCAAAACCATTCGGCTTAAAGAAAGGGACAAATACAGGCTCACCGCCTGGGCCATTTCTTTTGTTGTCCCATAATTGCCGATTTCAGTGTGAGCGGCGTGGATTACATCAACAAATGTTGTGAGGGCAAGTAACTGGCGGGCATTATGCACCTGTCCCCAAAAGCTAATACCATAACGCCCCAAATTGTTGCCGCGTGATTGTTTGGGCAACGGTTCATCGGGCACTAACGGGAAAAAGGGGTCATCGTGCTCCATTTCGGCCTGGGCCAGCGCCTCGGCGGCGGCTTGAAAAGTTTGCCGATCTTCGTCACGGGCGGCCATGTAACTGGTGCCACTTTCACCCGCTTTTTTGTAGGCAAAGACCAGCAGCATGCGCCCGCCCTGCCCGGCAATAAACTGCCGTTTCACTTCGGCGGGGGCAATGGTTTGCGGGCAGTAGGGGCATTGCACCGAGCCGCTGGCCATGGTGCCGGTGTCGGGGTGGGCGGCTTTGGCGTCTTTGCCGGTTAACACTTCTATCTTCATACTCCGGTTCGGCTGGGGTAACAACCGAAAAGCTATCGGCGGTTTGTCTGGGCGCCGGCTCAGCCAGCGGTGGGCCACCAGGGGGATTTCGCCGCCGCAGGTAGGGTTGGTGCAGCGGATTGTCTTGGCCCAAAAGTAGGCTACCACGGTCTGGCCATCGTAGGGTGGGTAATACTTCTCTAGTTGGGGGCGGGCTTGTTCCAGCACCCAGTCGCCCCATTCAGCCACGGCCTGCACCAGGTTGCCGGTGCGGGGCGTGTCGCCAGTCAGGCTAAAGGCATCTTCGAGCCGGGGCGGCAACGGGAATCGGGTACCGGCAAAGCGCATCGGGTAATCCACTGTACCCAGCAGGGTCAATACGGCGTTGGGGTTCAGGTCGTGGGCATAGGTTTCGCATCCCAGGCGGGCGGCTTCCAGTGGCAGGGAGCCGCCGCCGGCGAAGGGGTCCAATACCCGGGGCGCATTGCCATCAAAAGTTTGGCGAATGCGTTGGCGCATCTCGTTAATCAGATCGGATCTATTCTGCGGCGCAGCATTAGGCAGCGTAGAGATGATGAGTTTTAGTAAATCATCTCGCTCAGATTCCGTGATTGGAGCATTGACCAGCGCGGCAAAAGTGGCGGCGCGACAGGCCGCCAACGGTCGGCGGGCAAACCAGGTGTGGATAGCGTGAATATCGCCAATGGAAATGGATTTGGAGCTTTCCACCCCAATCTCGGTCAGGGGGATCAACTCCTCAATCATCCGTTTAGGCAGAGCCTCGGTCATAAAAGTGTCTCCTCATCCGCCGCAGCTTGCCAGGTTGAAGCGTTAAAAACATAGCGTGCGCCGCTGTACAGCACGTCGTCATAGGTCATTTTTGATAGTGGGTCGCGGATAATGGTCAATTTAGGGTGAGCGCCCAACGGATCGCGCACCACGTAGATATAATACGCATGGCTCAGCTTTTTGGCAGCACGGCGCTCATTTTCGGTCAACTTGAACTGGCCAGTAGTGGTGCCTTTCACCTCAATGCAACGGGTACCTCCGGGGCCGGTGCTGTGCAAATCGTAGGGGTACATTTCATGTTCCCCGCTGACGTTTCTTACGTCACGCCCGTGCTTTTTCTCGTAAGCCTGGGCCAGTTCCTCGGCTTTCAGGCCAACATAAGGTTTTTCATCGATCATGTCTTCGGCAGGAGCGTCAATTAACGCATAAACCGCCGCCGCGCCGATGATTTGCGGCGCACCCAGCGAACAGGCGGCTTCCAGTTCAAACTGGCGGGTCAGGTCGGCCACTCGCGCTTTGGTCTGATTACGCCGGGCCTCGATCTTCGATAAATCAGCGTCATCCCCGGCAAATACCAGTTCGTTGTAAGCGTCATTGGCAGCCAATTCCGCGGCCTGGGCATCGGCCAGCATCGGCGCACGCCGCAAGGCGGTAATGTGCTGGCGCTGCCGTTGCACCCGCTGCAAAAATGGTAACTGCTGTTGGGCCAGACTCCAGGCGATCACCGGCTGCGGCTCTCGCGCCCACTGGCTCAGGTGGGGCGGCGTTAAAAAAGTCTCCGCCGCCGAAATGAGGTCAATCAGGCTGGCGGCCGGGGCCGACTCCAGCCCGGCAGCGTTTTGCTTGACGGCAAAAAGAGTTTCATCCACCACCTGATCATGGCCATCGCGCACTTGGGCGGTTAAAAACCAGAGCAGGTAACTCTCGCCCGGCGGCAGATCAACATCAATAAATTTGGCCCCCTGGATCAGGGTCTCGCCCCAGCGCTGCCGCACCAGCGCCAGCAGCGCGTTAAACACCGCCGTCCCCAGCGCCAGAAACGTGGCCTCGCCGGGCTGATCGGCGGCGTCCGTAGATGAGTCATCATAAAAGGAAAAGCGTAGGCGTTGCTGAACCGGAAGCGCCAACGCCTGAGCAATGTTGCCGCGCTGCAAGGTTAGGCTCAGCAGCGCGGCATCGCCCGGCGGCTGGCTGGCGTCCGGCGCGGCCAGCGGCGTTTCGTTAAGCGCAAGCAGGGTATCTACAAAAAAATGCTGGGCATACTCCGGGGTCAGGCGCGACTGCCGCGACGACTCCTGCATTTGCCGAAATTGGACGGGGGAGATGGCAAAGGGATGCTCCGGCCACTGTTTATAACGTGTTTCGCCGGCTTGTGTCGCTTGAATCAGGGCTTGCAGCGCTGTATCCTGCGAAGCCTCGGTGGTGGGTGAAACCGCTACTCGCGCCAATAATTGCTCCAGGCTTACATCGCTGACCAAAGTACTGACCACATCAAACACCTGATCCCCTAAGTGGACGCGCATTTCATCCAGCCGACGCATCAGACCCAGCAGCACCGCACCCTCGCGGGTATCACCGGCGGTCAGGTTGTAAATTTTGGCGATGCGCTTTTGCCCGTAACGGTGGATGCGCCCCATGCGCTGTTCTAGCCGGGTAGGAATCCAGGGTAAATCGTAATTGACCATGCGGGCGCAAAATTGCAGGTTGATACCTTCGCCGGCGGCTTCGGTAGCGAGCATCACCTGGCAGTGCCGCCGAAAATCGGTCTCGGCCTGCCGGCGCTGGGCGTGGTTCATGCTGCCGTCAATCTGGGTAACGACATAGCCCCAACCCTCAAACAGGCCACGCAAAAAATCCAGCGTATCTTTGAACTCGGTAAAGACCAGCAGCTTTTCATCGTTGCCCGACGCAACACCCATCTCAACCAAAATTTCGCGCAGCTTCTCCACTTTGGTTTCGAGGCCGCTCTGCCGCACGGCATCCAGTTTAGCCAGCAGGTCATCAAGTTGGGCAATCTCCTTGTCCCGTTCAACCTGGGTTCTGGCGGGCGTGGCCGTCTCCGCCTGGGCTTCCTGTCGCCAGCGACTTGCTTCCGGCTGCTCCTCCAGGTCGCACCAATCGAATTCATCCGGGGTCAGGTCTGGCCCAAACAGCAACCCATCGCGCCGCCGGAGCAGTGATTTTTTCAACGCGGCAAAGCTGGAGGCCATTCGTCGCTGCAAAATGACCATCGCAAATTCGGTATTCACCTTCACCCGTCCGCCGATACGCTCGGCGGCGCGATAAACCTTGTTCACATAATCGGTTAAGGCGGTGTAAAGCGCCATCTCCGGCGGGTTGTCAGCGATGGTATGCCAGCGGGTTTTCACCTGCCGGGGCTTAAAGAGGGGGTTGCCGTCAAAATCAACCATCTCTTCTTTGAGCCGGCGCAGCATCAGTGGGTTACCACGCTGACCCGGCGCTTTCTGGTTGACAATCTCCGGCTCGTAAATAGCGTCATCAAGCAGTTGCAGCAACCTGAGAAAGTTGGTGCGGTCGCCCTTGTGGGGCGTGGCCGTGGCCAGCACCAGATGTTTGGCGTTGCGAGCCAGGGTGCGCCCCAACCGGTAAGCCTGGGTCTCGCGCTGCTCGTAGCCGGCCAGATGGTGGGCCTCATCCACCAGCACCAAATCCCATGAGACACTGGCCAACGTGGCCTGCACATCGGCCTGCCGGGCAAACGGCAGCGATGTAATCAACCGGTTGGCGGCGGTCCAGACCTGCGGGTTCTCACGTAACTGTTCCCGCTCGACAATCTCAAACTCAACCAAAAATTTTTCACGCAGTTCACGTTGCCACTGTACGGTCAACGCCGCTGGCGCAACAATCAAGGTGCGTAAATCCGGGTCGCGGCTGGCCAGTTCCTTGAACAACAAACCGCCCATCACCGTTTTGCCAGCCCCGGCGTCGTGGGCCATTAAATGCCGGATGCGCGGCTGCGGCAGCATCACCCCATACACCGCTTCAACCTGATGCGGCAGCAGATGCACCAGGGCGTTGTTGGCCGCCAGGAGCGGGTCGGCGGTATGAGCCAAGCGCAGCCGTTCGCCCTCAACAGCTAAACGGAAAGACTGAGCTTTAGCGGTAAATGAGAAGTCATACCTTTGTACGCAAAGAATATCATTCCATGCTGCCAACGGTAGGCTGGTGTTATAAAACCGCCGCGTCTGTACTCCAACAGCATAAAGCGTGACCAAATCTGGTGAGGACTCATCAATGGACAAAATATCCACCGGTTCCGGCCAGTAAGGGCTGGAAACCGTCACAGTGGAAATAAGGTGAGCACGCAGTTCGTTCACCTGTGAGGTATAATATTGTTGGTTATCTGGCTGTACCTCTTCTGTTTTTTCTGGTTCTGGCACGAAATGCCACCTGCTAGAAATAAAAAAACGCCGCGTGGATTGACCATGCGGCGTATAGGTGCTAATATAGCAGCACCGATTAGGCGATTACGCCGCCTGACTCGGTAGAATTAAGCCCCGGTTGCAACGGGGCTTTTTTTGTTAGGTTCCGATTTTAGCACGTTTTGGGAAGAGTAGCGAGTCTTTGCCCCACTAACGGGTAATAGAATTCAGGGCTAACAAGAAGTATTGTTCTACCTGGAAATGGCCTCTTCATAAGCCGCCCGTAAACGCTTAAAATCCTCAGCTCTACCCCCTACATCTGGATGGTGAACTTTAGCCAGGGCGCGATAGGCGTTGGTTATTTCGGCTTTATCAGCGTCACTTCTGACGCCAAGAATTTCCCACCACTGCGCCCGGCCATCGCCCAGCAGCAGGGCCGTATCATTGGTCAGCGCAGCAAATCCCAAGAAAAACTGAGCAAATGTTTGGTCAAGCTGTTCGGTTTTGCCGGTAACACCATATTCTTCCAGCGCCCGCCACAAGTAGGTGATGGTCAGTTGGGCCGCCCGCAGATTATCCATCGGGTTATTGTAACGGGTGCAGCGAAAGGCATACCGCTGCCCGGCCCGGTCAAAAATGATTTCAGCCTGGCCGGTGAACAGGTCTTGATTGATTTTTAAGCTGGTCGCGCCCAACTTGCGCACCAGCGTGGTTAGTTCCTTCTGAATCGTCTGTGGTTGGGCGCTGAATCTGCGGTTTGTTGCCATAATTATTCCCTCTCATTGCTTGCTCAATGGTGCTTAACTTAACCTTCCATAGATTACTCAAGGCGATGACACACATTAATGGTCGTGTTATCCAAAAATCACCACGCTCGCTGATTATAGCCAGCGCAAACCGGCCCGGCGCCGGTTCTCCGGCTGCAATATACACCCGCCGTCCGGTTGATTGCTTCCGCTGTCTGGCTATTTCGATCTGGCTCGATGTGGATTGAGAGCCTGTTATTTGTAGCCAGTTCTGGCTACCTGGCAGCCAGAACATTGGTGTTTGGTATGTCATTTCCACTCCCAAATTGTTCATCACCCGCGCCCATCGTTCTTCGGTGGCGGTTTGGCAGTTTGGCTCAGGTACGCCGGCCGCGTCAGCAGAAACAACAGAACCATTGCCCGGACCATATTCAAAATTACCGTCAGCTCCATTCAGGACTCCCTGCCAATACTCAATCTGGCTGAGATACAGTTGTTTCCAGTTTGGTGTTACGAACGTCCAACTATCATCTTTGGGCTGCTGTAACAACACCTCAAAGTAGGCTATTCTGGCTTTAGCTTGATCGAGTCTATTCATCCATTGTCCCTTGCCTGGCCTAAATCTTCTCTTTCTCCATAGCGGGTAGAGCCTCAAACAGCGCCAACTGCCCCAGCGCCGCTTTCTTTCTGGCCCGGATCACCGGCGTGCGGCCCAAATCTGTTGTTTTGCGCCGTTTTACCTGCACCTTGCCCAGGTTACTTTCGCCCATAATGTTTTCGCCCACCAAAAACACTTCGCCGGTGCGCAAGTGGAGCAACTGTTGAAAGCTAACCACCGACAGGTATTTACGGACCACCTGGTCGTAGTCTGGCCGGTAGGTGGTTTTGCCAAAAATACGCACGTTAGAGCCAAAAATCACCCGTTTGCTGAGAAACGTTGACCGTTGCGAGGCGACCACCAGCATCATCCCCCGCTTGCGGCCATCGTGAGCCACTTTGAACAAGGCTTTACGGCTGGCGGTCTCGGCCTCATCGGCCCGACCTTCGGGCGCAAATATATGGGCTTCATCCACCAAAACCAGCGCCGGGGTGCGCATTTTGCCGGCCAACCTAAAATGCTCGTTCACCAGCCGGGCAAAGGCAAACTGGGCCAAATCCGGGTCGTCCTGATCCGACAAATCTACCACCAGGCTGTAATCATCCTCCAGCAGCATCCGAACCAGCTTTGGCCCATCCTTGCCCACCTCACTCAGCGGATAATGCGCCCGGCGGAGCGGCTCATCGTGGCCGGGGTGGCCCACCACCACCACATCCGGCCCCAGTTCGCGCAGCGAGCAGGCATCGCCGTTGGGGTCAAAAAACAAAAACGGGATACCCTGGCTGTAGGCTTCTTCGGCCAGCACCGCCATAATGTTACTTTTGCCCATCCCCGGATTACCGATGATGGCCATCCGTAACCCTTCGGTTTCATAGGGCGGCTCGGTTAGTTTTATTTGCACCCCGTGGGCTAACTCAAGTTGCATTATTCACCTCGTTCGATAAATTTCAGTTCCACCGGGCCGTCCACAAATTGTTTCAGCGCCCGCGCCATGTGGTTTTTTAGCCGGGTTTCCAGCCATTCTTTGGTGTAATTGTTCTCAACCTCCACCGTCCACACCCCATCATCAGCGGAGATGAGCGTTGTGTCTTTAAGACACGTGTCAAATGTGGCTTTGGTCATTTGCAGCCGTAACACATTTAGCACATCCGCCCAAAGCTCCGCCTGTTTATCCGGCGGAGGTAGCGCCAGAGCCTCCACCGGCGATGGTTCTCCGGCCATAGCCCGGGCCTCGGCCAGCCGGGTACTGATTATTTTCTGAAAGTACGGCAGTGGTTTTTTAGGCTGGTACGCCGCCGTTTTGTCTATGGCGGCTATCAGCCAATCTCTGGCCGTTTCTCCGCCGGTGATGGCCGCTTGCCGCAGGTCGGGGTCGGCTAACAACCGGTCAATAACCTCATTGGCGTTGATACCGCCGTTATTACCGCCAAAATAACGCTGCCAGAGTAGTTTTGGCTCTGTATCGTCACAAATCTGTGACGGTGGTGAGGTATCGTCATAAATTTGTGACGATACCTCGTTAGATGATGACTCCTTATCTTTTAAATCATTAATAGAATCATCATCATGATCAATCGTATCGTCATGAATTTGTGACGGGTATCGGCATGAATTTGTGACAGGGGGTTTACCATTGTGAGGGGACTCAGAGGAGGGCTTTTCACCCTCTGAATTTTGATAAGTCTGGACCTCCGGCTCAATAAGTCGGCTGGGCTGAAGGGCGCTTGCCAAGTCACCGGAATCGGCAGGGGTCAATCGCTGCCGCCCATCGGTGAGGGTGATCGCGGTCACCAAGTTCATCCCAATTAATTTACCGAGGAGCCTTCTCACTTTTTCCCTGTTGGTATTCAAGTAGATACCAAGCTCGGCGTTGTAGCACTCCACAAAGCCGTGCTGCCAACTGAGCGCCACCAAAATCTGGTACAGCCGGTACGCCTGATCCGGCAACTCAGCATTGAGCAGCGGAATAACGGATGACGTAAATGTTTTTCGTGGGGGTAAGGCAAACGGGTTTGAGCGTGTTTTACGCGGCATAGTTTGGCTTATAGGGGCAGGCGCATAGTGCGCGGCTGCAAGATTTCAATCTCATTCCAGTTCCAGGCCGGTTGAGGCAGTCGCCGGCACCAGCCAAACTTACCTTTTGGCCCAGGCACAGGCAGCCCGGCAGAATTGGTATACATGGGCTGCCAGTTCATTTGGCGGTACAGAGTGCCGCGATGAAAGGCCGGATCGTGATAACTGATGATTAATTCTATGTGGTATGGCTGGTCTGGTAACACCGGCGGCCACAGACTAATACGGTCCGTCTGAATCCGTTTTAGCACTTCACCCACCACCCAACTGGCCACTGCCGGTCGCCACTGACCGCCCCGATCCACAAAACCCGGTACCACCCCGGCGCGGCAGGCTTTGCCGCCATATTGCAATACGCTATCCAGATAAATGCGACACAGATCAACCACCTGCCATTGCGTTATCAACCCCGGATAGCCCCACCAACCGCTACAACGGGTTGCGTGCGGGATACCGGCTATCACCAGGCCGGCATCCCAGTTATCTAAAGCAACCACATACACCATTGGCCGGGCGCGGTTGTCAACCGGTCGGCGCAGGTAGTGATAATATGTGACCGTTTCCTGCGCCCAGGCCAGGTCAGCTTTATTCCCAAGACGAATAGTGAGCCTGTGTGAATCCTGAATCTGGGCGCTGGGCATGGTTATTCGTCCTCGTCGCGGTTGTCGGTATCGTCGTCGTAGTCGGCTTCGTCCGGTTCAGTTTCCTTCGGCGTTTTGGTTAATTTTCCGGCGGCGTGTTGCTGATAGTAGGCGGTGAGCTTTGACCAGTCACCGTCAGTGCAATCAATGATGGTTGTTTTTGGATGATCCTCAAGAATTCTGGAGATTGCCCACAGGCGGTTCGATTCCGTAAACCCTAACCGGTGCAGGCTACTCCACCAGCCACCATCATCCTTAATATGTGGGGGAATTCCGTTGTCGTGATGAACCAACACCGCCAGGTCAATTCTGTAATTTGTTTCGACAACCAAATATTCCAATTCTGGCAGGTCACTTTCATTAGTGACTTCATCATAGATAGTGTAATTATTGAACTCACCCATATAGAGTGCATTCCCAAGGGTCAGGCAGCGATGAATGTACTCCAGCCGGTGTCCCTTCATTTTGACAGGCGCATCTTTCCAACTACCGGGCAATTCCACACCAAATGGGACAATAGCCATAACTCGCTCTGCCTCGACAACAGCTACCTGGTAGCGGGTGTCAACGCTATATGGAGCCGGTTTGCGGTACATTTCAAACTCTGTGTCAACTTCATTCTGAACCTGGCGTTTGATAGCCTCCAGGTTATCGGCAAAAACAGCGTGCAAGTCATCGTCGGGGGTGACAAACACCGGCATACTCACGCCGGCGCGAATGCTTGTGTACGGCTCGGCCTGCTTGGTCAGGTGATAATCAATGGTCATCACTGCAATTTGATCATTATTTAGTTGGGTCATCGTTCCTCCGGGAATAATTTTTACGCTATTGTGATAGGTTTATTAACGTCGGCACCAGCTACAGGTACAATCGGGTGCCGGGCCGCCATCATCAAGCCGCTTCAGAAGCAAGGCCGCCTTGTCGTCCAACTCATCTTGTCTGGTCGGGTCCGGCAGCACTTCAAAGACGCGGATCGGCACCCCGGCCCATTCCCGGTAAACAATATCGCGGGCCGTGTAAATGATGAGCGCCCGTGGCCACCCGCCATGGCGCAGGTACATCTGCACCTGGTCAACGTGCTCGGCCTTGGGGCCGCCGTACAGTTTGGTAAAATTGCTCCAGTCCACGCTCTTGCACTCAAGTAGCGTGCCATCATCCAGTACAAAATCCACGTGGCCCCGAAACCGGCTGTCAAATCCGGCCACCACCTCGAGCTGTGCTGCCGGTGGTTCACACCCCAGTAACCGGATCAGGCTGTGCTCGTGCATGCAACCGGCGTAGCTGTACCAGGCCATCCGATCATCGTCTTGTTTGCCTTCAACCAAATCAAGAAATGTTTTGCGTGGGCACAGACCGATACTGCTCATTCCCAGATAATCGCGCTGCTGCACATTGGCAGCGGCAATCAGGGCGTTCTTCAACTGCTGTTCCATTTCTTGCGGGGTCATTTTGTTTTTTGGTTCCTTTCCTGTTCTAGCTTGTTCAATTTTTTTGCGGCGGTTTCCCACCTATGGTCGGCCTCAAAATACAATTTCTGTTCCTTTGGCTTTGACAGGTCCAACGACTTCATTTGCAGCAAAGCCGCATCCATATCCGCCAGAGCCTTGTCACACTCACGCCGGTAAATGATTAACGCCAATTCCGCCGGGTCTATACGGAAAACATACCGCTGAAACAGTTCAATCAACTCCGGTTTGGTCAGATCGTTCAAAGTTGGCGTTTTCATATCAAGGTTACACAAGCAACGTTGTTGGCCCTGTTTCAACGGCCTCAACATACTCGCTGCGGGCGTTGCCGGCCTGCAAGTTTACGTAAGTAGCCCAGGTATCCAGGTTGCGGCTGATGATGAGCCGGTACAGGTAATGGGCGGCAAAACTGGCCACCGTCTCGTTAACCATCAAGCCCTGAACGTTGGCCAGGGCGTCATCGGCGCAGGCCCGCCGCCGTTTTTTCTCTTTGGCCACCAACTCCGGCAGCCGCACCGACGGCAGCGGCAACCCGGAGCAATAGCCCAACGGGCTGATTTTGGGCATATCCGCCGCCAGGTTGCCAATGACCACCTGGCCGTGCTGGTCGCCGTTGCCGCAATCCAGCCACCACCACCGGCCTGGCTTTGCGCGGGCAATTTTGTCAATCACTCGCCGGGCAGCGGTGTTGTCTACGCAGCCCACCACCACATTCAGGTCAGCCGAATCAATCTTAAGGTTGGCGGCGCTGACCGGCTCGACAAAGAAGCGGATGGGCAGGCCAAAGGCGCGGCTGTAGCGCACCGCCAGGGCGCGGGCCTTGGGCTGCCCCACTTCGCTGTCTACAAACAATTGCCGCCACAGGTTTTTGCGCTCTACCGTGTCGGGGTCAATCAGGGTTAAACCCAGTTCAAGGCCCATTTCACGGGCGTGGCCGGCCAGCCGGGCCAGGCGTTGCACCAGGTAACTGCCGGTGCCGCCACAGCCCACCACGCTGATGGCCACCCGCTGCGGCTGCCCCACGTTCACCACCAGGCTGGGTTTAAGCGCGTCCATTGGCCCCGCTCCCGTGCAAATTTTGCACTGACACATCCCTGATCCCGCCGTCGAGGTCGGCAAACAGCCAGCTTGCCGGCACGTCCACCATATCGCCGTACAGACCCAACCGCACCCGGATTTCCGGCGCGGCCAGCACCCGGCCAATGACGGCGTAGAAGCGGAAGCCCTGCTCGTCGGCATCGTCAACCCCGGAGAAAAAGGCGGGCATCGTGTGGTGGCTGTGCAACTCGCAGACCACGTTGTCGTAGCCCTGGCCGCTGTAGGATTGCACCCGCACCGCGGTTACTTGCTGGGCCGGGCGCGACACCCGGTAGCGGTCGCCGTCCCAGCGGAAGAGGTAGGTTTGTTCCTGGCGCTGGCGGGCTTTGTCGCGGGCATCCAGCAACACGTAATACAACAGCGTGGCGGGGATGCGCCCGTGGGCCAGCATCACCATCCCCGCCAAATCAGGCAGGCCGCGCACCCGGCAGGGGGCCACCGGCAAACAGGCGGCCACATAGTTACCGTAAGCCCGTTTGAACAGGCCGTTACCGGCCAGCAGGTAATCGTACCCGGCCGGGTGGGGCGGCAATTCGCCCCGGTAAATGGAATGGTTGACCAGATCAGCGAACAGATTCATACAGCCACGCCTCCAGAGTGATATTCATCGGGATCAAATCAGCGGTGGGGTATTCCGCCCGCTGTTCCCCGGCCAAAATACGCCACAACGCGGTCACATCGGCCGGGTATTGGTTGCTCTTGCCGTTGGCCAGGTCGCGGTTAAACTCGCTCTCAAAAAACAGGCGGGCCGCCGCCCGGATGGTTGCCAACCCGGCCGGCGGAAAGTTTACCGAGCCGGGGCAAACCCGGCTGCCGGCGTACACGTTGGGAAACGGGGCATGATACAGTCCGGTGGCAGCGGCAGGCCAGCCGGTCTCGGCCAGCGCCGCCAGCCGGTAGGTGGTTTGATTGCCCGCCAGCACCAGCGGCGGGCAGGGAATGGTGAACCCTTCGCCGCCGGCCAGCCGCACCCGGCGGGGTTCCGGCGGCAGGTAGAGCGCCACCAGTTCGGCCAGGCCGCGCCGGGCGTAGTAGAGCAGGTGGGGCGGCAGCAGGCCGGGGCTAACCTGCACATCGGCCAGAATTTGCGCCACATCCAGCGGCGAAACCTCATCTACCTGGGCCGGTTTTCCGCGTTCATATATGGTGCGCAGAATAGACTCGGTATAAATGTCCAGCGTTAACACCAACTGCTGGCTGTCCAGGTCGGGGCCTGGGGTCAGGTCAAGAATGTTCATCGGTTAATTCTCCGGTCAGTAAGTAAATGGCCACCTGCCGCAAAACCGCGGTTTCATTGGCTTGGCAACGATTGAACAGGGTGTTGGCCGGGTCAAAGATTGTTTCCAGCGCCTCCTCGTATTCGGCGGCCAGGGCGGTGATGGTTTCCATTGACCAATCGTATTCCCAGCGCAACTCGCCGCTGTCCTCCGGCGACACGTCCACAAACACGTTGCCGGTGTTGCCCACAAGCCAGTAATACATTGCCCGCAGGCCGGGGATGGCGTTTTGTTCCAGCCGCGCGACGGCAACGTTGCGGTCAATCTCCGCCGGCGACGGCAGGGCCAACCCCAGCCGTTTGGACAGATCCGCCCACCAATTCTGATGTCGTTCCGGCGAATGCTCATCGCTGCTGATGGCCAGCACCAGCCGCCACAGGTCGTTCCAGTCGTCAAAATCAATGGCCCACCCCCCGGATAACCCGTCCACCTGCAGAAAATCGGACAGGTCGGGCAGCGCCAATTCGCCCGGCTCGGTTTCGGCCAGTTCGCGCAGTTCGGCGTACTCCTCGGCGTAATCGGTGTAAACCGGAAAGTATTCCTGGTCATCGAGCGCCTTAACCACCTGGCCCACCGCCGTACTGATACCGGCCGGGGTCAGTTGCAGGTTGCCGCCGCACAACTCGCGGTAAACCCGGGCAAAATTCATAAATACCAGCCGGTTGGCCAAAGCATCGCGCAGGGCGCTGTAGGCTACCGGGGGTCGTCGAATGTCCACGTGGCTTTGCTGCATCGGGTTAACATCTCCATTACGGCATAGTGGTTCTGGTCCGGGGCGGCCTCGAACCAGGTTTTGAACGCCTCAATCTGCTCAACCACCGGCTGCGCCTGCCGCCAATAATCGGCCAACTGTTGCACATCATCTTTGGTCCAGTACCAAAACGTGTACTGGTAATCCCCCACAAAATCCGGGCCGGGCAACAGCAAAAAAGGGTTGGCCAACTGCTGCATAGAAATGTAGATCATCTGCCCCAACCCGGGCCACGGGTCGCCCTGGGCCGTTAACCAATCCAACCCAATTTGCCAGGCTTCCGCCGAGGCGTAGGGGGCCAGCCACCAGACATCCGGCGGGTAGCCAATATCTTCAAAAAACCATTCATCCTGCTCTTGCAGGTAATTGAGCAGCATCACCGCGCCGGCGGCCTGCTGGTATGGTTCCAGGTCGCCAATAGCGGCTTCCTCAAATGGAATGCGGTAGCCGCTGATGGGGACGGTTTCGGCCAGCGGGTCGCCGCCATAAACCAACTCCTCCAGCCACAACCAGTTGAGCGGGAACAACTCCCGGTCAACCCGCTCAAACAGCCGGTCGGTCAGCCCGGCTAACGTTCCGGCGGGCGGTGGCTCGTTGAAGATGGTGGCCCACAGCCGGGCCGCCTTGAGCGGCGACAACGCCTCATTCAGCCGCTCGATCAGCGCGGTGTAACTTACAGGCCGGGCGGCGGTATGCGCGACGGGCGCGACGGCATTTGTTGGCATTGGGCGCTGATCCGTTTGATTGTGTCTAACTGCCGGTTTAATTGGGCAACGGCCTGGTCTATCTCTTCCAACCGGGCCAGGTAAATATCCAGGGTATCAGTTCGTTTCACTTCCAGGTAGAGCGATACCGCCGGCACGTCCGCCGGCGGTAAGCCGGTCAACCTGGCGGCAAGGCCGGCGGCGGTCACAGCACAAATCCCGGCAGCCGGGGCGCAATCTCCGGCGGCAAACTGGCCAATTGCTGATCCAGCGGCACCAGGCTAACCTGCGGTTTCTCGCGCCAGAGCAGGTAGGTTCCGTTGGGTAGCCAGTATCCGTCGCCGCACTGCGAGTAATGGGTGGTCAATGCGGCTGATTTACTGGGAGCCTCAACGGTGACTTTGTGTTCCTGCCAATCGCTTTCGTCCGGCTGCTCGCCGGCTATATCTTCCACGGCAGCGGCGGTTAGAATGGTAGCCCACCCGCTAAGGATGAATTTCATTGTTGCCCCCTTCCCCGGCATTTGATTGGGCCGCTTTGATAGCGCGTTTGAGCTTGTCGATGGCGATAAATTCACTGAGTTCAACGGGCTGGTTTTGTTTGATCACTTTTACGGCAAAGGTCGCGGCCTCCAGCAACTCCGGCGCGGCGGCAAACAGTTGGGCGTAAGCGTGGCTCTCCGGGTCGTGGGCCGGGCCGGTCACGGCTACCAAGCCGCGAGTTTCGGCATCCATCACAGCGGTATGTTCCGGGATTTGCAGGAATTTAGTAGTGGGGGTGTAATACCCCACCGCCAGGCCCGGCCCGCCGCCTTTGGTGCCGGCTTTTTTGGTGAAGGTTAGCTCCAGGTCGCCATCGGCCAGAACGCGCTGGCCGATCTCGCATTTGGCCGCTTCGGGAAACTGCTTGGCCAACTCACGCTGCACAATCTCAATGGTCAACGCGCCCTGCGGGTTGGAGTACGGCCCAAAAGTTTTGCCGTCGTATTTGACCACAATCCGGCTGTGACTGATTTTGTCGGTTGGTTTCAGGTCACTCATTGGTAATCTCCTCAGTTTCGCTTTCAAGATAATTAATGATGGCCTGCCGCAGAACACTTTCTAACTCGGCGTACAAACCGGAGTAATACAAGGGGATGTACCCCTTCAACAAGCCACCCTCAGCATTGATCTCCAACTCAAACGCCCAGGTTTCCGCCCGTTTGAGCCGAATGTTCAGCAACAAATCAGGCTTAACCGGCGCGGCCACATTCGGTTCTTCAATTTCAACCGGCGCGGAAAAATCCAGGGTAACGGGTGGGGTTGGGGCTTTGATGGACTTAGCCAAAGGTTGAGCCTGCTGCCGCGATGCTTCCGCTTCGGCTTTTACCCGATCCGCCATCAACGGTGTCGCCGGCGGCGTAATCGGTTTGGCTTGCTGGCGCAGCCGGCTTAAGGCCGTTGGGGGGGCAACTTCCGGGGCGCGGCTGGCCGGATCGTTCGGTTCTTCGGGGGCAACTTCCGGTTCGGCTTCGGCTCCAGTCAAGGTGGCTTGTTGGGGTTGAGCGGCCTGGGCCGCCGCCTTATGGTCGGCCACAATCGCTTTGGCCGTGGTGTGGCTGATGCGTTCCCCGGCTTCGGCGCGGTCGAGCACCTCGTCCACGGCGCTGGCCGGGGTGCTGGGCGCGGCCAGCAGATACAGGGCGCTGGTGGCTACATCCATCTGGGCAAAGTTGGCCCGCCCCCTGAATTGCTTGTAGACGCCTATAAAGTTATAGGCAGTCCTGCGCGACCAATCGAACTCGGCCTGAAGCCAGGCGTCGAACTGGCCGTTGCCGAGTTTAGCCTGCACCTCCAGCAGTTTTTCGCCCACCTGCATGACATTTTCGGCGGTGGCGCGCATCAGCGTTTTGATTTCGCCGGCGCGTTGCTGGGCTACAATCCGGGTTTCACTGTCAAGCTGGGTGTAATCGAACAGGGTCAGTTGGGTACTCAATCTGTCATCTCCTTTCTATGGTTTATTGTTTTTGGCTGATAATTATTTTTTGATCCGCTATGTCCGACAAAGGCACAGGTGTACCGCACTCGTTTAGTTTGGTAATCCCCAACCAGGGCATTAAAACATTGCTCCACTGAATCAACACTGCCTGCGCGGTGAACGCCATAACAACGCTGTTCTGGTCATAAACGCCGGGAGCAAGTTTTACTTTTTGGATCAGGGCGTTAATCCAGCTACGGGCTATTCTGGCATTGCTCCAGCAGGCATTCTCCGGGTGCTCGCCATAGGCGTGGCCGGAGATGGCCGTATAAAGCTGGGCGGCAACTTCGCCGGTAATCAGAGTGAATCTCTGGTTTAATATGCCCGGCGGCGGGTTGCCCCAACCGGCGTACAACACGCCGTAACTTTCCGAGATGGCCAAAGTGATGGGCCGGTCAAACGTAATCAATTCTCTGTTCATGGTTAATTTCCTTTCCGGTTACACAATCTGCCTTGTGTGACCTTATGCTACGGGTCTGTCATCTATAAATTCTGAGTTTTTGGGTTCGACTATTTCATAAACCGGCCCCGGCTCTGGCAGATAACCAGCCGCCCCGACCGGCGGCAACTGGTTTTGATACGGGTAATCCGGCAGGCGGTATTGGTTGGTGATTTTGGGTTGAAGCTGCGGTTGGCTAAACACCGCCCGGGTCCATTGCCGGTTGAGCAGCAGGGCAAAACCCATTGCCAGGGTTGCCCCCATCACAAACATCAGCAGCGCCAAAAATATAATGAGCGCGGTTTGGTTGGTGGCCAGGGTATAAATCAGGCCGCCGCCAACGGCCAGGCCAAACCCCAGGCTCATTAGCCACAATATTTTTTTCACGCCGCCAACCCTTTCCTTACCCGCAACCAATAATCGGCTTCTTTATTCAATAACCTGGCATAATCACGGACTTGCATGGCGCGTTGGGTAGCGCCGCCAAACTGCTTTTGGATGGCGGTGGCGCTGTTGTTGATGACCAGCGCGTAAGCCAGCCGGTGCGGGTCAACCTGCCAGTTTTCAACAATGAGGCTGTCGCCGGCAATGTTTTCCTGGGCCGGCATCGGCGGTTCCGCCTGAATCCTGGGTAATTGTTCGTAATCAATTGGGTTGGGCAGCGCCGCCCTAAAGCGAGTAACCTTATCGCCGTTGATGGCCAGCCCATCCCCCAGGCCGCCCAGTTTTTCCGGGTGCTGGCCGGCCAGGTTGGTGGCCAGGTACGCCTGGGCGTGGGGCAGTTGAAACACCAGCCGGCTTTGAAAGTTGGCCTGGGCCAGGCTACCGCTCTGCCCAAACGTAGACGGGTTGGCCGCCTGTGAGGCCACAATCAGGTTAATTTTCAGGCCGCCGGCCATTTGCGAAAGCTGGGTAATGATGGGGCCGCTTTCCGGCATCGCGGCGGTTAGCTGCGCCACTTCATCAATGATGACCACCCAACGCGGCTGGTAAGGCAACTGTTCGCGGCGGCGTTGGTCCATCTCCCGTAGCGCCAAGCGGAGCAAGGTAACTGCCCCCTCGTAGGTGGTGGCTATTGGGGCAACCAGGTGCGGCAACCGGGCAAACGCCGCAAACGCCGGATCATTCTTGGGGTTCAAAATCAGGAGTTTTGTCTCCGTGGCCTGCGGATCGGTGCGCGCCAGGCTAATGACCATATCAGCCAGAACGGTGGTTTTGCCCGTTTGGGTGCTGCCAAAGATGGCCTTGTGCGGGTTAACCCAATCCAGCCGGGCCACCGGCCCCAGCGCCTTTTGGCCAATCGTCACCTGTTCGCGGTGGTGGGGCAGGTGCGATAGTTGCACATCGCGCCATTGCGACCGGGGCAGGGTAAACTCAACTCTAACCGCGCCCAGATCGCGGTAAACCCGGGCAAATTGGCTGGTAGCCTTAAACGCGAAGCGTTCACTCTGCCCCATTACCGTGTCCAAATCCAGGTCATCAATTACCAGGCTCACGGTTACGCACTGGGGGCCGGCCACCGGACGACCCATAAATTTGAACGGCACGCCGTTGGGTAACTTTGCTATTCGCCCCAACGTTCGCGCCGACCGGCGCCTGGCTTCGGTTCGATGCAGCACATCGGCCACACTATTCATATAAAACCGTTCCGCCTCCCCTATGGTTGTCATCTGCCTATTCCTTATGTATAATTGAACTCGGTCAGGGTTTTTGCCTATTCTCCTGACCTTGCCTGTTGCGCCGTTACGCAACAGGCGTTTTTTTAGATTGCGGGCCGCAGCGCCCAGCCCCATGAGCGGGCCATAATCCCGACCAGTTCCGCCTGAAAACTCAGCCGGGCCAACCCGCACAAAATCAACGCCCGGCCTAATTCAACCACCGCCAAAGTCAAATCCAGCCACAGTAACCCCTGAGTTACCAGCCGCCACAACCCATTTACTACCCACTGCCACCAGAATACCAGCCGGGTTAACCACCACAACTTCCATATTATTGTTACCCGCGAATGATTACCGGTTTGGCTGATTTTTACCACCGTCAGGCAGTAACCTTCTCTGGTTAACTCAAGTTTTTGTCGCTTCATTTTTTCCTGCCGCCGCTGTAGCCGCAAAGCCGCTTGAAGCGCCGGATTTGCTGCTGAATCCTTTGCCGGGTGACGTGAAACACTTCCGCAATCTCGCCCTGGTTGTAATCTAGCAAGTACAAAATCACAATCACTCGCTCGTAATCGCTGGGCAATTTGGCCAGCGCCCGGAGCAAGTAGTTACTATGATCCACTTTGTCCAATACGTAATCCTCTAAATGAGACATACATTTTCCGGGTTACATAAGCCAGAACTTAACCTAAACCCCTTGATTCCATTCCCATAGCTTCAGCCGGCCCTTTTGCTTAAATTGTTTATCGGCCCGGCCCAGGTGGTAGCCCCGGCAAAACGGGCAGTGGTACACGTGCAACCCTGGCCGCAGCCGCCCAATCGAGGCCAACCGGCCCAGCATCCGTTCGGCCTGGGGCTGGTTATCAAACCGCCGTTTGTGGGTGCATTGCCTGCGGCGCAGGCGTCGTTTACTGCTCATTGTTCACCGCCGCCAGTTCGTTGTTTTCTATCGCCCGAATCACTTCATCAAGGTTGGTTAGCAACCGCCCGCCGGCGTTTCTAAAATGCACCCGGCCCAATGTCAAGGCCGCTTCAATCCACTGCACCAGCGCCAGGGCGGATAAATACACCGCTTCACGCTTTTGATTGTCTGCCTGTGTTAATTGATTAAAGCTCATCGCCGCTCCCAAAGAAATCTCTTAAAAAGGCTTCGGTTTCTACGGCTTCCACACTCGCCGCCTGCCTGGCTGCGCCAATTCCCCCACCGGCAACCCTGTCCAGAATATCCGCCGCCCGCTGCGGCCCGGCCATAGCCAGCAGTTCCAGTAGTTCGGCCAAGTCCGGCGAATGCCGCCCCGGATTGAACCGGACGCTGAACCGGTACAATTTTCCCGGCGTTCGCCGCCGCCCGCTTCTCCCTGTCCGTCCGGCCATCATCCCCACCCTGAATTTGGCGTTTACCCCAAAAACCCGCTCACCGCCAGCTTGGCCAACCCGCGAGCGTTGGCCAGGGCCGGGTTGGCGGCCATCTCCGCGTGAGGGTACTGCCGTTGCAACCGCCCGGCCATAGCCAGCGCCCCGCCACCGGTCAGGATGATGCGGAACCGTTTGGCATCCACTTTGATTCGTTCCCGGATAAAGTTCAGTACGTCAGCCGCCAGGCTGTTAAGCGCCTGGTCAATCTCGGCGGTAATGCTCACGGCCTCGCCGTGAACGTAAATGACCGGTTTTTCACCGTTAACCCGTTGTTGTAAGCGGGCGTCGGCTTCGTGCAGGCTAAGGGCTACCCCGTGCCCCTGCTTTACCCGCTGCCGGATCATCTCCGCCGCCCGCGCCATTCCCAGGTCGTCCCCGGCGGTATAGCGGTCGCTGGGTTTGCCGTTTTCTACGGCAAACAGATCAAGCGTGTTAAAGCCCTGGTCAATTACCAGCACCGGCGCGGTGCGCCCCGCTGCTCCGCGAATCCATTGGCCCTCCTCATTCAGCGCCCAATCCATCCAGGCCCCTAACGGTTGGGCTACCTGCGCCCGAATTTTTGCAACCTCAAAGGCGCTTTCCTGCCCGCCAAAGGTAAAGCGGTGCGGCCCCAACAGCCATTTGGCCAGCGCCTTTTCGGTGGCTTCGGCTTTGGCTTTATCCGCCAGCATAGTTACCGGCAGGCCAATAGCTACCGCCACCCGCTGGCCGGTTAGCCCCAACTGCACCACCAGCGCGTAAAACATTGCCCGCAGTTCGGCGCCATCAATAAACCGGCTTTCGTCTATGTTTTCGATTGGCCGGGTGTAAGCCGCCACGTTGGGGCCAACCAGGTAATCCATTCCTTCAAACGATACCTGAAAGGGGACCTCGCCCCGTTTCTGGCTGTCCAGCCCGGCCAGGTTTAGCCCGCTGGACTCAATCCGCCCCACTCCGGCCACGCTGGGCATTGTTACCAAATTCATCTGCCCGTTAACCCAGGCCGCTTTCATCATCCCGTTGCCGGGGTCCCAGCCAAATTTTTCCACCGCACTTTTGTTCGTCATCTTGAACAATCCTTCCAGTTATGGTAAATTAGCAGGGTCTTGTAACCCTTTTCTGTTCCGCGAAGGCTCGCCGCTTGCCTCGGCGAGCCTTCTTTGTTTTTTTAATTCCTTCAACCGGGGCCGGTATTCCACCAGCCGGCGCTGCATTGTTAACGAAATTCGCTTTATTTCCAACACGGCCATCAGTACCGCCGGGTCGTCGGTTAACTCTTTGACCGCTTCAACCCTATCCTGAATATCAAGGTTGAGCGCGATCTGGCCATCCAGAAACGCCTGATCCCGATCATCCGCGCCACGGGGACGTGCCATTCTTGGATGCGTCTCCTTTCCGCAGTTGCCGGGCCTGCCAGCTTTTCCGGGCCGCCTCAAAACCAACCTTTACCGCCCCGCTAACGCCCACCGCAAAAAACAGGCCAATCCAGGTTTTTACATCCCACACCCCTAAAATAAGCAGTGGAATACCCAGGTAAAAAACCGTAAAGTACCCCATTGTCCACCGGTGGGCCTCTTTGCGTTCCCACAAAATTCCAAACGTGGCGGCTTCAAGCAGGATGATAAGGGCCAGGCCGCTCCAGTAAACCAGGTGGTAAGCGTTAAAAAGTTCCATTTTTATTACAAGCCTCCTTTTCTATGCTACACTGGTACAAAACCAGCACCTTAACAACTCAGGGCCAACAATTATGCTTGTGTAACCTGCACCATTAACTAAACCTCGGCCTTTTGCCCCTTTAGCCGAGGCGGGGCGGGGCAATTGTGCTCTATCCGCAGCCGGAAGCAAGCCCCACAAGTGGGACACATCCACCTTTGGGTGAATATCAGGGGCACCGCCCACAGGCCGGCTGTAGCGGCAATTGCTCCCCCGCCGGCTTTTGGCGGCGACGGTATTTACTTTTGGGCAGCAATTCTTCGGCGGCGGCCTGCCCGCCTTTATCTACGGGATCATCCAGCACCCGGCTGGCGTAAATTTGGGTTACGGCCAGGCTGCTGTGCCCCAGCAAATTCATTACCTCCTCAAAGTCAACCCCGCCCCGGCTCCGGCGCATTTGCTGCACCCGCAGCCGCGCCCCGGCGTGGCGCAGGCCGTGAACGTGGGCCTTGCTTTTTTCTACCCCGGCGCGCCGGGCGTATTTTTTTAAAATCCGGTTCACCAGGCTGTTGCTAACCGGCTGGTTAGGGTCAACCTCGGCCCCGGGATTAATCCGCTTGATCCGTTCTTCGTCCATGGGGATAAAGATGTAATCCTGCTCCTGCATTTTGCCCCACCGGCCATCGGCCTTGAGGTAGGCTACAATGGCCTGGTAGCAGTTGCGGTTGAGTACCGCCAGTTTTATCTGGCCGCCTTTGTAGCGATAGTTAAAGGCGTGGTGGCCGTCATCGGTTTGCTTTAAATCACCCCACTTCAGGTTGAGGATTTCCGAGGAGCGCCGGCACGTCACCATGTAGGTGTACAGCAGGGCAAAGTCTCGCTTGCCGGTTAAGCACTCCGTATTGATGGCCGCCAAAATGGCTTTGGCCTCATCGCCGCTGGGGTATTTGGCCCGCCCATACGGGCTAACCTTGGCCCGGTCTACGCTATCAAACGGGTTACGCCGATCCGCCGGCCACAGGTCATATTTTTTCTGCACAAAGTTGTAAAAATCCCCCAGAGCGGCCAGCTTCAGGTTGAAGGTGCTCTTGGCCAGCGGCTCGCGCCCCACCACCAGCCCGGTTTTGCGGTCAATCACCGCTTTTCCTTCGCGGCCCAAAAAGGCGGCCCACCGCTCGGCCAGTTCCGGGGTTACTGCCCAGGGGCGCACCTGCCCCCAGCGAAAAAACTGCTTCCAGGCGGTTTCGTAATTGCCCGCCGTGCTGCCGGTATCGTTTTGCCGGCGCTTCCCTTCTAACCAGTGATGGTAGGCGTCAATCCAGGCCATCCATAGCTGGGTATCCTCATCGCCAAATACCAGCCCGTCGAGAATGGTTAGGTTAGCTGTTGCCGGAATCACTGTCAGTTCGGCTGCTTCAGTTTTCATTCTTTATCTGTCCTATCGCCACTTCGGTCATAGCCAGCACCATCAGCCGGATAAACCGGGTTCGCTCGTCGGTAGCCGCCAAAACTTTTTGCTCCACAAACCTGGCCATCCGTTCCAACGCCTGTTTTTCCCGTTCTTTTGGTGAAAGCGCCTCGGCACTCAATAACGCTGTCATAGCTCCTCATCACGGCCATAATCGCCGTACAGATTGGGACCAAAAATAGAAGCTACCGCGCTTTGCATTGTTCGCCGCCCGCTGCCGCCGGCCTGGCGCGCCCGCCGCTTGCGGGCCGCCGCGTTTCGGCATTTTTGGCAGTACCAATGCTTGCGCCCATCCCGGCCTGTTTTGCCGGTCATTTTGTGGCCGCGTTTGCAAACTTTTTCATTGTTCATAACGCCACCTGCAACACCCGGCACTGGCCGTTTGCGTCATTCCACAGGATAGAACGGGTAGCCGGCGATGGTTTGGCCCGTTTACGTTTACTTGCCGCCTGCGAGCCGGTGCAATTTATTTTTGTGACAAAGGAAAAAAACTGTGCTATAATATTTTTCATAACAGAACATCCTTTCTCTGTTTTAAAGAGGTCCACCCGTGCTTTCCAGGGCGTTGGGGTGGGCCTCTTTCGTTTTAAATACTCTCTATCTGCGCTGAGCCGCCAGGGGGCGGGGGTGAGCCGGCCTGCCACAAACCGGCTCACCCGAGGCTAAGGGGTCACAGGCGGGGGGAGAAGCCCGCCCACCGGCGGCTCAGGTTGCGTTTGGTTGTTACTCATCCTTCGGCAGTAGTTGGGCCAGGATTTCGTATTGGGCCAGGTGGTGGCGCAACACGCGCAGTTCGGTGAGCAGCGCCAACCCGGTGGATTCCTCCCGTTGGTTGGTAAACAGGACGGCGCTTAATTCCTCATAACGCCGGTTCATTTTTTTCAGCGTTTCCAGCGCGGCAAGCGGGTTATCAAAAATCATTGCGTCGCCTCTGCTAACCACTTATCCCGCTTTTGCCGGCAAGCGAACAGGGTTGGGGCTACGCAGCTAAATAGTTTGCCGGTCTCGGTGCGATAATAGTCATACTGGTACATCGTACCTCTGGGAGTTTTGAACGTTTCATACTGTTCTTCTCCTTTTGTGGTGGTTGAACACCCGTTCATATCGATTTTCATTTTCTCAATCCTTTTTGGGTAAGACTTAAATTTCATCGCCGGGGCCGGTGCCCAGATATTCATAATTAGTTGGGGCTGCTTCAAGCTGTGAGGTTTTGGCCGGAGGGTTGGGGATAAAACCGGGCAAACTGCGCACCAGGCGCGATTCATTTTCCAGCCCAGGAAACTGCAATGTGCGGTACTTCTGCACAAATTCAGCCATGGCAATATCAACCGCTGCCTGAAACTTCCAACGGTTGCGCTCGGCAATAGCTCGCGCCTCTTTCAACACATCGTCTTCTATCCTGACACTGATAAATGTTCTCGACATTCGTCTATCTCTTTCGCAATATTTTTTATTGCATTTGCAATGTTTTTGAATAAAAAAAACTAACGAGTAAGGATGTATTCAATATAACATATGTTATTGCGATTGTCAACAACTGAATTGCAATCGCAATTAACAAAAACCTTAAAATTATTGCAAATGAAAAATCAATTATTCACTTGGATAAACGAAGAAGCAGAAAAACGCGATTGGAACAACAGTGAATTAGCAAGACGTGCAAAAATTTCACAGTCTAATCTTTCGCTTATACTTAGCGAGCAACGCAATGTTACGTGGGATTTTTGCGAAGCAATAGCGAAGGCTTTTGGAGAACGGCCAGAAAAAGTATTCAGGCTGGCCGGTCTATTGCCGCCCAGTGCGGGGCAAATGCAGGATTTAAGCGAGGATGAGGGACGGCTGGTAGCGTTATACCGTGGCTCGTCGCCGTTGGCACGGGAGTGGATACTCAAGGCGGTGGAGGGGTTTGCGGACGGGAAGAAATAGGGAGAGATTTAATCTCAGCCGCCGCCGCGCAACCGGCGCAAATGTCGTTTAGCGTCAATTAGCAAGCGTACCAGGTGGGGAATGACCTGGTACTGCAAGTAACGCCGTTCTTCAACAGTGTTGGTAAAAGTCAGGCCGAATGTTTGTTTGGGTTTGTGGGTGTAGCGACGTTTTTTACGCATTAGAAAAACCTCAAAACATTATAAATTATAAATCAATGAATAGGCCGGAGTTCAGCGCGGATTTAACAAAGCGCAAGTTTTTGTTGGTGAGAAATTTTAAATTTTTCAAACAAGCCGGAATGGTTATTGATACGTTACAATAACGCAAAAACTTCAAATTTAAATAGACCACAAATTCTTTTTAATTATTGGTGAAATACGGGCGTTAGGTAATTTGTATTTACCAGAGACAGGAAACTCAAATGCAGACCATCACTGATTTTTGGAAAACTACCACAGGTAAATTGATTATTATCGGGGGTAGTGGATTTATTGGGATAATTTTTTTGTGTTTTGTTTGTATGATTTGCGGTGCCTTGGGAAATAACAAAAACAATATTGAACAACTTCCTCCCAAATCAACAACGGTAAAAAAAGTGGTATCTATTGCAACTGAGACTCATACACCTGCAAATACGCCAATTCCTACAAACACCCCTGTCCCAACAAAAACACCAATACCAGAACTTTTATTTACTGATATTATTCAAGGCCCTAAAGAAAAAGGATGGACAGATACTCAATATTCCACCTATTTTGACACTATCAAAGGGAAAGAAATTAATGGATGGTCTGGTACCATACTCGAAATCAAGGAGTATGCTGGAGACCCTTACGTAAGCCTTGATATGAAACCCGGCGACCCGAAAATTGATGCTTATGTTTATATTAACAAGGACGATGTTTTAAAAGTTGCTTTAGAGCAAAATATAACTTTTGCTGGCACTATTGATAGTAACTGGAGTGAAGGCAATAATCTTTACGCCCTACAAATAAAAAATGTAATATTAACTAAACTGGGTGAAATTCCCACTCCAACTTCAATCCCGCCTACACCTACTTTAGGACCAACTGCACCACCTACCCCAGATATTGGTAATGAAATAGAAGCCGGCGGAATGTGCAAAGATTTTGTCAGAAAGAATCTTAAATCTCCTTCTACTGCGGATTTTGGAGGATGGTTAGAGAAACGAGATAAGGCTGTATTTGTACCTACTGAAAAAATAAATGATTTGGGATTAAAAATAGATATATCCAAACTTCACAATTCTGGAATATGGGCAGTAGCAGGACAAGTTGACGCCCAAAATTCATTTGGAGCTATGATTAGATCAGAATATATATGTGTTATGGACTATGACAAGAATACAAAAATGTGGTACTTGCTCGACATTAGTATCAAATAATCTGGCTCATGAGGCTATTTCATTATTCGGAATAATTTAATTATTGATACGTTACATCAGATATTTGGCTCTAAGCCAGATTAGAAAGCAAGTTCCATAAAACCACTCAAGAAGGATCTGCATAAGCATGAGTAATTACAACAAAGAGCCGTTATATCCTGGGGTAGACTCGCAACCCACGAAAAGAAATGGGCAATGGGGCAGATTTAATTCACCCCGATTTTTAATAGGGACAGGAATTGTTCTGGCAATTCTAATCATCTGTATTTTTTGTTGTTTGAGCATAGCTATAGTAGGGGCATTTTCTAGTGACACCAACAACAAAAGAATAAAACCAACCCCAACCGTGGGGATGATAGAACAGCGAGAAAGTATATGCCAGTTTGTGTAAGATGTCGTCGGGAAGTTGGCCTACTCAGTGGGTTAGTGGATTTTAACCGAAAAACCCAACGTTGTGGCAATTGCGACAGGCAAGTTAAAGACCAATTACTTCATTTTCGGAATGCCTTTTTAACTTATTGCAAAGATGGGATTTTATCTCCCCAAGAGTGGCATTATTTACAAATTGGTTCAGTGCGGGCTGGTTTGGATTGGGACGAAGCCTTAGAATTTATTAGAACCGATACGCTGTACTTTTTGGAGCGAACCTTAACCTTTATTGCCGAAGATGGGATTATCACCGAAGAGGAAGCCGGTTATTTCCAATCCTTAATTCAACAATTACAGTTATCTCCCGAACTGGTTAAACCTCTAACTGAACGGTTAATTTATCAAAGAAGGATTTCCGATATTCGCCAGGGTAAACTGGCCACCATCCGGGCCACCATTCACCTGGAGCCAAATGAATTGTGTTACCTGGAAGACCAGGCGATTTACGAAAAGATAAAAGCCAAAGGGATCCAGTTTATACCGGGGCGGTTGATTGTGACCGACAAAAAAATACACTTCCTCTCTGATAACGGAGGCTGGACTATTATTTGGAAAAATATAATGCGAGTAGAGCGGGATAGCCGTAGCATTTACTTGGAGTTAGCTACTCAAAAAGGAAATGGGCGCTACCAGATACCCGATCCACTTTTAGCAGAAGCAATATTGAATACTTTAACCAGATTAGCCAAAAGACAGCTACTTATACCCCAAGAAGGCAACGAAAGCCGACACATCCCCCAGGATATAAAAATAGCCGTCTGGCAGCGAGACCAAGGTAAGTGTGTTCAGTGTGGGAACACCTCTTACCTGGAATTTGACCATATTATTCCTTTCAGCAAAGGCGGCGCCAGCACAACCAACAACGTACAATTGCTTTGTCGTAAATGTAATTTGGAAAAAGGGGATAGAATTTAGGTCAGATGAAACGGGAATTTACAGCGACGGTATGGGCAGAATATGGGGTTTGGGTGGCGCAATGCCTGGAGGTAGATGTGGCCAGCCAGGGGGATACTGAAACAGAGGCGTTAAAAAACCTGCAAGAAGCGTTGGAACTCCATTTTGAAGCGCCGGTGGCCACCATAGTTTTTAAGCCGGTTTGAGCGCAGAAGAATTTAAGGAACCGTGAAAGAGAGAAAGACTATCAAACGGATTAAGCCGGGCGGCTGGCTGATGGCCGCCATTTTATTGTTATCCGTAGGGTGCAGCTTAACGGGGCGGATACAGGGAAGTGAACGCAACCGGATTCGCACCGTAGCCTCACCCGCATTGCGCCTTACGCCGGTAGCATTTTCCACACCGACAACCACGCCAATCTTGTCCACCGTTACACCGGCTTTGGCCACGTCCACTCCAATCCCCCCCACTGACACGCCGATACCTCCAACTGCCATCCCGGTTCAGTCTACCGATACGCCGGTGCCGCCTGTGGCTACCCCGGTTTCACCCACCGACACGCCGATACCTCCAACCGCCACGCCGGTTTTGGCCCAACCTACCCCAACATCTGTTTCTAATTCGGCGATTGTGCCGGAGGTAAATTGCGATTGCTCCGCCAATCTTTATAACTGTAAAGATTTCAAATCAGATGCCGAAGCCCAGGGCTGTTACCTCCATTGTTTGAATGCGGGTGCAGGTGATATTCACGATCTTGACCGCGATCACGATGGCAACGCCTGTGAGTGGGATAAATGATACAGGTCATACAACTTACCTTGTGTGACCTAAATTAAAAATGCCTGTTTTTGACCCGTGGTTTGTGCAAAATTTGCACGCCTGTAACGGCCAAATTATCCCTAATTTACCCGGTCTTTGCTCCCTGTTTTGCATCCAACAACCGTCAATTCATTTTTCCAACCACGAAAAATGAACCGGCTCATTTTTCGTGGTTGGAAAAATAAACCGCTATTCCCTACCCCTACTGCCCTACTCCCCCCTACTTATGCAAAATTTGCACTCCAGGTGGGGGGGTGAGTAGGCCCAGTAGGGCGAGTAGGGGGAGTAGGGCAGTTCACTCGTTTCAAAAAGAAGGTGTTATGAAACAAACCGTTCTGCTGGGCTACCGCCGCAAGTCGGTGGTGCGCGATGCCACCGACCTGGTCAGCCCGGAACAACAAACCCACGCCGTAGAAGCCTGGGCCAAAGCTCAAAATTCTGACACCATTATTGAATGGTACGAAGATATAGACCGCTCCGCCAGAGAAGAAAAAGGCCGCCCCGGTTGGCTCAACCTGATGCGCCAACTGGAACGGCCCGAAGTTTCCGGCGTTATCGCCTGGTCGTTCGACCGGCTATACCGCAATGTTCATCAGTTTCTCACCTTTCTTAATCGCCTGGAGCAACTAAACAAACGGCTCATTGTGGTGCGCGAATCACTCGACACCTCCACCCCCATAGGCCGGGCCATCGTCACCATCCTCATGGTCATCGCGCAACTGGAATCAGACCAAACCAGCGAGCGAATGAAAACCGGTATCACCTATCGCCGCGAAGTGCAAGGGCGTCACTGGGGGCCAACCCCGTTTGGTTGTGATCGTGACGACCAAGGGCAATTGATACCATCAACACGAAGATACTGGTTAAATCCCTTTACCGGCGAGGCAAGAAACGGCCAAGAGACACCAGGGGAGCCTTGGGAAGAACGAAAGTATTACGAAGCGATAAAATTGATTTATACGTTATATGCAACAGGCGATCACAGTTACGATTCTGTCACCACAATTCTAAACAAAAATGGCTGGCGATTTATTGACCGTCATGGTCAGCCGCGACCATTCGACCGTGATGACGTGCGGCGTTCGTTAGCGTACTGGCAACTATTTCGCGGTGATCTACCGACAGGTAAAATCCAACAAAAAAACGGAAAAATATTGGCCGGCGGGCATCAACCAATATTGCCAATAGAATTGTGTGAACAAGTAGCTGTAGTAATGACTAAGCGAGAGCACTTTCGACGACGCCCAAAAAAGGGACAACTCTACTTATTGGGTAATGTACTTTACTGTGGAGTTTGCCAAAAGAAAATGGTTGGTGCGTTCGAACACGGTCAGCGATTATATCGGCACTTGGGATCAAAAGGAAATTGTCCAGAACGATGGATTTTGGCAGACCAAATTGAGACTGAAGCTATAGCGATATTGATTCGTTTGAACAACACTGAACTGATGACAGATATCAGGCAAGAGGCGGAACGTATAGCTCGTGAGGCGTTTGCACAGGACGAATCCGGTAAGGCGATTATAGCCGAACTGGAACGGCAACGGGAGCGATTAAAGCGGTTGGAAGATTTATACCTGGATGGTGATATTGATAAAGACCGGTATCGGCAACGAAAGTTAGAGATCGGGGAGACAATAGCCAAGCTGGAAAACGATCTCTATACTATTTGTCAGATGACTGATTTTGGAGCAGTATTGCGTCGAATGGAATCAATATTAACACAGTTAACGGAAACATCCGGCGAGACAAAAAAGGCTCTAATCAATAGTATCATTGAGCGATTAGAAATTGGCAGTGGCAAGATTTTACATCTTGAGCCACGACCATGGTCTCGTGGTTTTTTCTGATTGCGCGGCGTTTTATGTAGGCTTAACTCCCACCCGGCCCACCTCTGGGACGAAAAATACGTAAAAAAGTAAAACTACAATTCAGTAAGGCTTTTTTGTAATCACTAGATAACATTCACAATAAGTAAAAACAGTGTAAAATAGATAAATGATCTTACAATACCGATACCTAAGCCAAAATAAACACGTGTTCAAAGCGATGACCGGTCTCCACCGGGCCGAGTTCGAT